GAAAGTAAGATTGGTTTCGATATCAATTCAGATATCTTAATCATTCAAAAAAGAATTGATAATCAAACACTTACATATGTAAAAGCGTTTGAAGGATTTAAAGTATTCGATTTTGATGACCCTGTCCATAATAACCCTGGGTTTAGGGAAATGATGGAACATATTGATATCGTTACAACAGATACATTAGGTAGAAAAGAACATTTCGATTCATTGGGTACTGGTAAAGAATGTATCGTCATTGAAGATTGTTTGGATTATGGTATTGTCGATATTTTAGATACTCCTGAGGTATCCAATAAGATTGCATGGTTTGGTAACTATCCAAATGCACAATCAATACAATGGATGGTTCCTCACATCATTGAAACCCGTTTTGAATTGGATTTAATAACGGACGCAAGAAATATAAATGTTCAACCTCCCATCATAAAAACTCAATGGGGATTAGATACATTCGTAGATGATTTAAGAAAATCTAATGTATGTGTTTTATCACATTTAGGTTCTGATGCTGGTGTTAAGAGTAATAACAAAATGATTGCATCAATTGCCTGTGGTGTTCCATGTATTGTAAACGCATCAAGAAGTTATGAGGAATTAGCCAAAGAATTTAATTTGGATTACGCAATTGCCAATGACCCAATATCTTTAAAAAATGCGTTGAACATTTTAAATAACATACATAATAGAAGAAGATACCTTAAAGACATTCAACCATTCATATTGAATAGTTTGAGTACAAAGGTGATTACCGAGAAACTAATAAAACTTATCGAATCTTATGCATAAAGAAGTCCTACAAGAATTTAATAAATGGTATAAAAATAACCAAGAGCTAATAGATTCCAAACCAGTCGCTGAATTAGGTTCATATAACATTAACGGTACATTAAACGAGAATATTCCACATATGGTAGGTTTCGATATATGTGAGGGTCCAAATGTAAATGTCGTTATTGAACCAGGAAGAATACCTGATGAACATAAGAACAAATACAATTTCGTAATTTCAATTAGTTCATTTCAATTTTGTCCTGACTCGGAGATGTATAAAAATGAAATTTTAGATTTACTATGTGACGAAGGTTTGTTATTTTTAACTATGTGTTCACCTAAATGCCAATTAGGTCACACAACATCACCTAACAAATATAATTTTGAAGATTCAATAAGAATGACTCATGATGAAATAAAAACTTTTTTTGGTAAAGACTTTGAAATATTAGAAGTTTACGATTTACCGATAATAGATTCTATGTCACATCACGATACAATAATAAAAGCAAAAAAGAAATGAAAAGAACAGACATTATTAACCATTTGATTAAAAAAAATAACTACAATCGATATCTTGAGATTGGCGTTAGAGACCCTGAATCTAATTTAAATCTTATTGATATTGAACATAAGGATGGTGTAGACCCAGCAGGTCGTTGCAACTTCCCAATTACATCCGATGAATTCTTCGAACAATTAAGTAAAGATGTAACTTATGATATTATTTTTATCGATGGTTTACATCTTGACTACCAAGTGGAGAAGGATATTTCAAACTCGTTAAATCATTTAAGTGAGGGTGGAACAATAGTTATGCACGATTGTAGTCCAATTAAAGAAGAACATCAAGTAGAGGAGTATATTGTAGGTACAACATGGAACGGAACAACGTGGAAAGCTTATGTTAAATTTAGAATGACAGATGAGAATCTTAATATGTGTGTTGTCGATACTGACCACGGTGTGGGTGTTATATCTAAAGGTAAACAAACACTTTATCCGAAATCTGATGTATTAGATTTCAAATTATTAGATGAGAATAGAAAAGAAATATTAAATCTTATAACACCACAACAATTTTTAAATTTATGATACAAGTATTCAAACCAATGATTGATACCGAAAGAATCTTAAATGAATTAAGACCAATTCTTAATTCAGGATGGATTGGATTAGGTCCTAAGACAAAAGAGTTCGAAACAAAATTATCCGAGTATATCGGTTCAAAGTATTTCGTTGCATTGAATAGTGCAACCGCAGGATTACACTTGGCGGTTAAGTGTTTAAACTTACCTCCAAATTCTAAAATCATCACAACATCAAATACATTTGTAAGTACCAATCATGCAATTATGTATGAAGGTCATATACCTGTGTTTTGTGATGTTGAAAGAATGACGGGTAATATATGTGCAGATTCAATCGAACAAGCACTTAAAGAAGATAATGAAATTAAAGCAATTATTGTTGTTCACATAGGTGGTTATAGTTGTGATATGATTCGTATCAACGAAATTGCAAAACAATATAACATACCTGTTATTGAAGATTGTGCACATGCTTTCGGTGGAATGTACAACGGTAAGATGATTGGTGATACCGATAACATTTGTGTATGGAGTTTCCAAGCAGTAAAGAACTTACCAGTTGGTGATGGAGGTGCAATCTCAACAAACAACGAAGAACTATACACTCGTTTAAATAAATTAAGATGGTTAGGTATCAATAAGGATACAGTATCAAGAAGTAACCTAAACACCGAAAAACCAACTTATAATTGGGATTATGATGTGGAGGAAGTCGGATACAAATACCATCTAACTGATATCGCATCAACTATGGGTATTATTGGTTTAGAAAGTATCGATAAGAACAATACTCATCGTAGAAGAATTGCACAATATTATTTAGATAGCGTTCAAGGTGCAATGTTACCCGAATACAAAAGTGATAGAGTTTCTTCGTCACATTTCTTACCTTTATTCTTCGAGGATAGAGATGAGGTTTATGATTTGTTAAGAAACAATGGAGTTTACTGTGGTATGCACTATAAAAGAAACGATAAGTATGAACCATTCAAAGATTTCAAAAAAGTTGGTGGGTTGGTTAACGCCGATTGGTATGATAAACACGAATTAACATTACCATTACATTTAGGGTTAACAGATAATGATATCGAATCAATAATTAAAATCATAAACAATAGATAATGAACGTATTAGTAACAGGTGGTGCTGGATTTGTCGGTACCAATTTGATTAAAAGATTAGTTAATGAGGGACATAATGTAGTTTCTATTGACAATTATTTTACTGGTTTCGAATCAAATCATATAGAAGGTGCAACGTACTATAAACATGACATTAGAACTGTTAGAGATTATAGTGCATTTGGTAAGTTCGACGTTGTGTATCATTTAGCCGCAATTGCAAGAATACAACCATCATTCAATGACCCGATAAGTTATTTCGAAACGAATTCAAACGGTACGATGTCTGTAGCAAATTATTGTTCAAAACATAATATACCTTTAATATATGCGGGTAGTAGTTCTCATCATAGTGGTAAATTTAAAAACCCATACACATTCAGTAAGGATGTGGGTGAGGAGATAATCAAACTATTCCAACAACACTTCAATTTAAAAGCGACAGTTGCTCGTTTCTATAATGTATATGGTCCACATCATTTAAAGGAAGGTGGTTACTGTACATTGATTGGTAAGTGGGAAAAGTCTATCGAGGATGGTAATCCATTAACTATATATGGTGACGGAACAAAAAGAAGAGACTTTACACATATCGACGACATCGTGGATGGTTTAATTAGAATTAAAGTGTATGAGAAGTGGGGTCATATTTTTGAATTAGGTAGAGGTAAGAATTATTCGATTGAAGACATTGCAAAAATGTTTAAACATGAATATGTCTTTACTGAAGATAAACCAGGTGAAGCGTTAGTTACATTATGTGATAGTTCAGAAGCTAAATTACATTTAGATTGGGACCCAACTAAAAACATTGAAGATTACATCGTCGAATACTTGAGTAAATGAAAAAAATATTAGTATTAGGCGGTGGTGGTTTCATCGGAGGTCACTTATCAAAGAAATTAACGGGTGAAGGACATTTTGTACGTTCGGTCGATATTAAAAATCACGAATATTTTACAGACTTCTGTTCTGAATTTATATTAGGTGATTTAACGGATAAACATTTTGTTTTTGATGTTATGTGTTTACCCGACGGACATTTCGATGAGGTATACCAATTAGCCGCAGATATGGGTGGTGCTGGTTATATTTTTACAGGTGAGAACGATGCAAACATTATGTACAACTCATCTATGATAAATTTAAATGTGTTAGATATTGCAATAAGAACAGGTGTCAAAAAAATATTTTTTTCATCTTCCGCTTGTGTTTATCCCGAACATAATCAATTAGACCCAGAAAATCCTAATTGTGTGGAGTCATCGGCATATCCCGCAAACCCAGATTCAGAATATGGATGGGAAAAATTGTTTAGTGAACGTCTTTATTTATCTTATCATAAGAATTATAATTTAGATGTTAGAATTGCAAGATTTCATAACATCTTTGGTCCATATGGAACATATAAAGGTGGAAAGGAAAAGGCACCTGCTGCAATCTGTAGAAAAGTTGTGGAATGTATAGAAGGTGGTGAGATTGAAGTGTGGGGTGATGGTAAACAAACTCGTTCATTCTTATACATCGATGAATGTTTAGAGGGTATTAGTCGTTTAATGGATTCAAATTTCACAGGCCCTGTTAACATAGGCAGTGAAGAAATGATATCTATAAATGATATGACTCAATGGGTGATTGATATTAGTGGTAAGATGATTGAGATTAAAAATATATTAGGCCCAACTGGAGTTAGAGGTAGAAATAGTAATAATAAATTGATTAAAGAAAAGATAGATTGGGAACCCACTAAACCGTTATATAATGGTTTAATTTCAACCTATCATTGGATTAAACAAGAATTAAAAAAGTAATGAATATAACATTTGTATTGGCGGTTTATAACAAATTAAATCTAACAAAAGATTGTTATAGATATCTTCGTGATTTATATCCAACTGCTCCGTTAGTTATTAGTAGCGGTGGTTCAAGTGATGGGACAAAAGAATGGTTAGAATCATTAGAAGATGAGAATCTTTCTTTTATTCACGATGATGATAGATTAACATTCTCTGAAACATATAACGCAGGTATTAAATTAGTCGATACTGAGAAATTAGTATTGATACATAACGATATGGTAATCGGTGAAGGGTTCTTAGAAGCAATCGAAAGATTACTTACACCGAATATGTTATTATCTTATACAACTATTGAACCTCCAATTTTTGCGGGTCATAAAAGACCAGGTAAAGTATTATTAGATTTAGGTTCTTCCTTTTTAAATTTCAATAAATTTCACTTTGACAATTATGTTCAACAATGGAAAGACAAAGACACTTTATACGATGGTGCTGTGTTCTTTATGAGTGGTTATAAAAAAATGTTTGAGGATGTTGGTGGGTTCGATGGGTTTAGTTTTTCACCTTGTTTTTGTGAGGATGATGACTTTTTAATTCGTGCGAAACTAAAAGGGTACGAACTAAAAACTTGTGAATCGGCAATAACTTATCATTTTGTTTCGCAGACATCTCGTTTTAGTGATGATATGAAAAATAATCGTCAGGTGATTGAAATGTCATCCAATAGAAACTTCGTTAGAAAATGGGGTATCCCAATTATGTCATTTAATGAACTAAGATATTGGGAGGACAAGGAATTCAAATTCAATACATTTACAATGGGTTTATCAACAAATAATGCAAATAGGTTATTTGAATTGGAACCATTCTTTGATAAAATCAATTTAGGACGTATTCCTGAGGATTATATTGAGAATGAACAGAAGAACACCAGATATGATTTAAGGTCGAAATTTACCCTTACAGATACCGTTGACGTGATGATTTATGAAACATCTCCTTTTACAGATGAAGATGTATATCTTTTATATACTTTAAGATTATCGATACCGCATTATGAACCTGGTGAGTATCAAATTGGTAATATGATGATAGAAATAAGAAAGGGACTTAGTTAGTCCCTTTTTTTATTAGTTTAAATAACACTTGATAGTTATCTTTCGTTTCTCCAATATTTTTTAAATCGTCTTTGGTGATATCAGGATATTCAATTTCCTTTTCAACCATCATAAGTTTACTCATTTCTTCGTCGAATTCAATGTACTTTGGATTTAACTTCTTTGAAATAATTTTACCTTCATCATCCTTATCGATTAGCCACATTTCTAATTTAGTACCTCTATCATCTTGGACTCCGTACTTTAAAATAAGTTCATCTTTAATTGATTCAATTTTTGATTTTTCTTTTTCTAAAAATTCACTTAAATCGGTTAATTCATATTTTAATAATACTGAAATTTTTTGATTTAAAAATCCTTCGTATATTACCGAACCGTTCTCTTTATTAAGTAACCCATTTATTTCGTCACCTAATTGTCTTATTTCTCCTAAAGTTAATGTTTTCTTATTCATAGTTTAATTATAATGAATTTTGATTAAAAAATAAAGACTAAGGTTTCATATTTGTTGATACTAAATAATAGTTTCCAGTGGCATATCCAGAGGAACCATCATTAAATCCTAAATCAGTTAAACTGTATGGGTAGGTTGGTACACCGTACCCACCAAGTAAACCATATGCCGGATAATCACCATTTGGTTCACTAAATGTAGTATTTCGTAACCACCATCTTCCACCATCTTTTACTCTATGGGCGGAAGAACCTGACCCGTACCACGTTGACCTCATAATAACACCAGTGTAATTACCTGGAGTTGTTGTATATACACCATAAACCGTGTTAAAATAATCTAAATATGCACCTGATGGTCTAGCATTGTTAACCGCATTTGACATAGCCCTCCAATGATATGGACTTCTCGGCATAACTAAATCTAAACCTAAAGATGTTCCACCGTTTGTTACGTTAACATAGTTAACAGATGGTCCTCCGGTTATGAAATAAAAATCATACCCACCACCCTCTTCTGTCATGTCAACATACATTTGCAACGCATTCGGCATAGAGTCCGATTTAATCCAATACCAACCTGTTGGTTTACTCGGATAATTTAATTTTAAATCCCATCCTGACTTTGCAGGATTTGAACTTGAGCTACCGTCACCGATGTTATATCTTTTGCCATAACCATCGTAATTGATTGTCGATACTTGTAAAATATTTCCTCCTATATCATGTCCCATAATAATAAATATTAAAGTCCGAATCTACCTCTTTCCGAATTATAATTTTGTAGAACTTCAGCCGCAGATAATCCTCTGTTATATATTCTAGCAATACTAATATGACCATTAAAATTATGAACACCATCCGTTAATGCACCACCATATGTTCCAACAACATATGTGGCATCGGGTATTGTTCCTGATTGTGCGGTCGAATAAATCTCAACACCATTAAGATATGCTTTCATAGTTGACCCGTCATATGTACCCATTAAATGAGACCAGGAATTATTTGGTATATTTCCGTTCCAATTGTATAATCTATTAACTGAAGTTTGATTCGCCCAGTGCATGGCAAAAGTGTTACCACCGTCTATTGAATCGATAATACCCAAATACATTGTGTTTGTTGCGGATACGCCAGCACCTCTTACAGTACCCGTTCCAACGGATGCTTTGGTCGGTTTAATCCAACATTCACAACTAATTTGTGATGTTGGTTTTGTGTTAAAATTGTTAATCGTTACATAATCATTTACACCATCGAAAACAATTGCACCACCATTATTGTAAGAAAAAGTAGGGCCGTTTGTAAAAGCACCTCTACAATATGATGGAGATAAATCGTTCCATTGTGAATTACAGTTTGTACATGCAGGTGCTGAAGAATAATATTGACATCCATATCCACAATCATAATAGTTAACATCATAGTATGATTGACTACGTCCCGCATCTAACCACAAAACAATACCATTTACAACGGGTTTCGGGTAGTTTTGAATAATTCCACCACTATTTGTTAATGACGACGATAATGAATTTCCGTTTATGTTTAATGTCATAATTTTTATTTTTTATACTCCAAATCTACCTCTTTCAGTTTCGAAGTTTTGTGCAATTTCATATCTTTCCAATACTCTATTATATCCTCTTGCAACCGCAATTCTTCCATTCGCAACAGATGATGCCAAACTATAAATTGCACCTATATTAAATTGTCCCGAACCGGTATATTGAGTTTCAACAGACGCGGGTGCGGTTTGTTTTATACAATTTGCAAAAAATTGTTTTCTATAAGTGGTACCATCATAAGTGAACACCCAATGATACCAAGTATTTGCGGATGGTCTATAGTTATTTTGATAATCGTTATCGTTAGCATACATTCCAAATATCATACCTCTTGAACCATCTTGATATAATATATGTAAACCTTGTCCAGTTCCATAAACACCCTGTCCAAATATCCCAAATGATGATGTACTTGACATATAACACCATGCTTCCAATGTAAAACCGTTTGTCAATGTCATAGAACCGATACTAGCGTGACCTGTACTACCATTCATTGTAATTGAACCTCCGTTACTTGAATTATATCCACTTGAATTTAATGTGAAATTATTACCATTGTTAGATAAATCCATCCAAACTGGACTAAAATCATATGTAACTGTACCTACAATATATGTACCACTATCAGAACAGTTGTCTGAAGCATATTTTATAATAGTATATTCAGCACCACTAACATCAACTAAAATAATTCTTGAACTTCTTGGGTGGTGACTAACAACTGCAGAACCTTCAACATATCTCCAATATCTATGAGCACCAACAGAAGCTGAACCTGTTCCCGAACCTGTTTGGAATCCACATGATGTATTGTTTGACATTACTCCTGTAAATGCGGTAGTCCAACTTGCATTATCGTCACTATATTGTACCGTATAATTAGAACTTCTTAATCCACCTCCATAAACAGAATAAATTTTTGCACCCGTAATGATTGGTGTGGTATTATATGAATCTCTGTCGGCAGTGTCAACTTCAAACATTAAACCATCAGTAATAGTTTTCTTTATAAAAATACCACTACTTGTAATGTCAGTACTACCTATCGCATTTCCACTTAAATCAAACGGCATATTACTCTTGTTTCTTAGGTGGAGCTGTTGACGGGTCAACTTCTTCCAACAAAAATTTAAATACTTTATTTAGTTTATTGTTATACAAATATAAGTCTTTTTCTCCTTCAACTAAAGTGTAATCACCATATTCATTTTTTAAACTTAAGTCAGATGAATACACAATGTTCCATCTTAATGATGATGAACCTAAATTTTGTGTTGCATTAAATCCTGGCGTTAAATGACCGTCATGGTCAAGTCTTAATTTTGCAGTACTCCAGTTTGTACTTCCATTTTTTGAAGTATGGAAATATATACTATGATCTTCTGTTGCAGTTGCGTTGTTTCTCCAATGACCTCCATATATTCTTAAATCGTTTCCATACGTTCTAATCATTCCATCGTAGTTACCTGTAACACCCAATTCTAAACTATCATAATCACTTAAACCTGATAATTTTAAACCCGGTGTACCAGTCGACCCTCCACCTGAAGTTGCTGCAGTTAATTTTAAAAAATTAAGTGATGGTGAATCTGAAGTTCTAACGTTCTGATTCATATTGGCGGCGTATGAATAAGCAACACTATCCAATAAACGACCACCACCGTTTGTTGTATCAATATATGCTCTTAATGTATTTGCAGTACCATTTACTTGTCTAAATTTCCAAACACCACCATATTCAATAAAATTCATGACATCAGTTGGGGTTACGGTTGTAACAGTTGCATCTGAAAAATCACCTCTCATTACAATACCATGATAGTTATCCGAACCACCCTGAATCATACCAAATATACTTGCATTTGATACCGTAAGTTTAGTACCATTATATTGTAGATATTGTTCTCCTTGAATTAAACCTGCAGTTCCTGTTGCAGTTAAAACGTAATTGTCTGTGTTACTATTGATTGTGGCAGCACCACTAGAACCTGATGAACCCGAACTACCACTTGTTCCTGATGAACCAGAGGACCCGCTTGATCCTGACGTACCTGAAGAACCAGAACTACCACTTGTTCCTGAACTTCCACTAGTACCTGAAGAGCCTGAACTTCCGCTAGTACCTGAAGAGCCTGAACTTCCGCTAGTACCTGATGTTCCAGATGACCCCGATGAGCCACTAGTACCACTACTACCTGATGACCCCGATGTCCCACTTGTTCCAGAAGAACCTGAACTTCCTGAAGTACCACTAGTACCTGATGACCCTGAAGAACCTGATGTTCCACTTGTTCCTGAAGAACCTGAACTTCCCGAAGTACCGCTAGAACCTGAACTTCCCGATGTTCCACTACTACCAGAAGAACCGCTTGTTCCTGATGTGCCTGATGAACCATTTGAACCAGATGTTCCACTAGTACCACTTGAGCCAGAAGAACCACTAGAACCACTTGTTCCCGAAGAACCTGAACTACCACTTGTACCAGATGTCCCTGAGCTACCGCTAGAACCTGATGAACCGCTCGTACCTGAAGAACCAGATGAGCCTGAAGTACCACTTGTACCAGAAGTTCCCGATGTTCCACTTGAACCACTACTACCACTAGTTCCAGAAGAACCAGATGTACCCGAAGTACCTGATGTTGCAGCAGTGTATGATGTTCCGTTAATGAATAGTGAACCTGTTACAGATAAACTACCCGCAACACCGATTGCACCACCACTTTCGGTAATGATTGAATTATCAAGGTGGTCACCACCAACTGATTTTGGAATTCTACCTGATGTTAATGCGACCTCCTCACCTAATGAACCAGTGTTTCTTGGTCCTGATAATAACATACCTCCACTATATAAAGAACCACTTGCATTTTGATAAATAAATCTATTGTTTAGTGAGTCCCATAAGAATGAAGCAGTTCCATTTGCCGAACCCGAATCATATATTTTTAAACCACCAAATCTTTCCGATGGTTCGTTAACATTTACTGAAATAAACGAAGTATCCACATTCAATTGTGATGATGTTACATACACAATAGAAGCGGAACCTAAAACTGTAAAATCTTGAGTTACCCATAAGGAACCCGTTATATATTGATTACCGACTAATTTTAAATTGTTACCATCAAATGTTAAGTTAGACTCAACAGTCACATTTGGAGATGTTCCGTCTAATGTTAAAAGACCGTTATCTTGTGTTCCTGTCATTGTTACAGTACCTGAAGAACCGCTCGAACCAGATGTTCCTGACGTACCCGATGACCCTGAAGAGCCCGAGCTTCCACTAGTACCTGAAGAGCCTGACGTACCAGAAGAACCTGAACTTCCCGAAGTACCACTAGTTCCAGAACTACCACTTGAACCCGATGAACCTGATGTTCCGCTAGAACCTGAACTACCTGATGAACCTGACGTTCCACTACTACCAGAAGAACCACTTGTTCCTGATGTTCCAGAAGAACCCGATGAACCGCTCGTACCGCTACTACCAGAAGAACCACTTGTTCCCGATGTACCTGACGTACCCGATGTACCCGCAGTTCCAGATGAACCACCACTACCTGATGTTCCACTAGTTCCTGAACTTCCACTTGACCCACTAGTACCACTAGTTCCTGAGCTTCCACTTGAACCACTAGTACCGCTAGTACCCGAACTACCACTTGTACCACTAGTTCCTGAGCTTCCACTTGAACCACTAGTTCCTGATGTTCCGGCAGACCCTGAAGAACCCGAACTACCTGATGTACCGGCAGTTCCTGATGTTCCACTGGAACCTGAACTTCCAGATGTTCCGCTTGACCCAGATGAACCTGAAGTACCGCTAGAACCTGAACTTCCCGAACTACCTGAAGTACCACTAGTACCAGAACTTCCACTTGTACCTGACGTACCTGATGTTGCGGCATTATATGATGTGCCATTTATTACCACATCACCTGTCACATAGACTGAACCTGTAACGAAAGTATCGTCGTTTATTCTTAAACCAACACCATCGTAAACTTGAGCATTGGTATTTCCGTCAGAAATTTTGTTTAATTGTAAACCTGTTACACCACTTGCTGGAATATTATATAATCCATTACCATCACCTGTAAAACTACCAGTAAAAGAACCGGTACGATATGATGATGTGAACTCACCAAATGACGATGTCAAAGTGTAACTCGCAGCGTGTGACGCGGAAACTGCGTTGGATGTAGTACCACTTATTGAAGCGTTTATTACTCCGTCTACTGTTAGGTTTCCCGCAATGTGACCATTTCCGGCCACTTCCAACGAACCCGTTATACTGGCATCAAATATTTTCATCTAAATATAATATTATACTTAGATAAATACTTGCTTATTCGTATCTAAAACCTAAATTAGAACAATAACTTGTCAATCTCTTTTATAACGTCTTGAGATGTGATATTTTTAGAACATTCGAACTGTCTATCTGTGTTTTTATGTACGGGACACCAATTCCAATCACCCATATCAAAATCAAACTTATTCCAACAACTATTACACACATCTTTGTTAATAATTCGACTAATACCTTCTAATGGTTCAGTATATACATCGGTAAAACCTGATATTAAAATTGTTGGTGTTCCGTTAGCCCAAGCTAACCAACTCAATCCACTACTGATTCCTATGAATAGTTCTGATTCTTGTAGAACCTCGATTACATCATTTAAAGTACCACTTGGTTGTTGGATAACTCCTTTGGGGTTATTGTTACCCATATAACCATCTTCTTCTCTTGATAGTAATCTTACCTCATAACCTTTTTCGTTTAAGTAATCAGTAATTTCTTGCCATCCATTGGGGTTATTCCAATACTTACATTGTGCTGTTGAGTGGATAGCAATTGATACTCGTTTTTTAACAGATTTACCAATCTTTTTTAATTTAGGTCTTATTTCTTTATATGATAGTCCTAAGATATCAGATGCCATTTTTGTTAGTGGTTCCGTTTTAGGGTCTGTTGGGTGACAAGAATAACAAATCGATTCTCGATTCTCGGTATAGAACATTCCTAATCTATATAACGCATATAAATTATCAACACTTGAACCTGGTTCAACAAATTTAATGTTTGGATATTGTTCTTTAAATAAATCATTAAAGAAAGTTGAACAAATTACTTCGCTTCCCGTTTGTTTTCTAAATTCTTCAACGTAAGGTATGTAGGCTAAGTTATCACCTAATGATTTAGTTTCGAACACAATGAAGATTCGTTGTTTTTTAGGATTAAATTTATACTCCAAATAATAATCATTATCAATACCTTTAATTTTGATTAACCAATTGACATAGTATTTTATAGAACATCTTGCCCAATGATTACTCTTTAGGTTTAATTCATACTCAACCTTATCATTCTTTAAGTTAATAAATTCAACATGATAGTTTGAATTATTATCGTTTAAGATTTCAACGAAAGGTCCATCCACAAAATTTAAATTAACCTTTGTATTCTTTTGGTCTTTAAAGATGTGTTTGGTTTCTACAATATTCATTTCCTTAAATTCGTCGGTCAAAGTTTCTTCAAATACTTTTACTCCTTGATAATATACCTCAACCACTTTACCATTTTCAAATTTACCAATGTTTTGTAATTGATAGTTTCCTTTGTTAATGGTATGGAAACGATTGTAACCATTATAGTTTATTTCAACTAAGTAATCTTTGTCCGCAGGTTTATTGTCAAACCCTGATATAAAATGAACATACAATTCATCATTCGTATCCACACCAAGATAAGTTTGGAACCTCGCACCATTTCTTAAAATACCATTTCTATTCCATGCTGCGAATATGTTTAACTCCTCATCATTTGGAATGTACTTACTAACAAAAATATTATTGGTAACTTTATTTAGTGTTTGGTATAATTGTTTTTCTAACTGCCACGAATCGGGTTTGTTCTTAAAGAACTCCTCTTTAGTGTTTATTGAATCAATCATTGATTGAGCAATCTCGGTCTTAATTGAGAAAATATATGCGGCACAATATGGGTTATCACCTTTAGTTGAATCTTTATCGTATTCATATACTACCGCATCGTGATGTCTAATGTATTCAATGAAAGATTGTCGGTATTGAATGGTATCAGGTAAGTTATCATACTCTAAAAAATGTATGTACTTCTTACCTAACATATTGGCAAAACCAAATGCATTTTTCATTGTTAACCAAATGGCATAGTCATGATGAAATTTGTTTTTATTGATAACCTTGTATTCGTTCATGTCTGACCACCTATCACTTTCAATACCATATTTGGTGAAATCTTCATGTAATAATAAATCGTTATTATTATCATAGATGTAGTAGTCGACCATTTTTTGTATCTCTTCATCAACAGCATAGTGACCACATAAAATAATAGGATAGTTAAATGATTTTAAACTACCAATCAAATTCTTTAAGGTTTCTTTCTTTTCAATTGTATCTAACCAACAATCAATTATAAAAATATCTTCGTTTGAGTTCATTATCTTTTTGTTATAATAATAATTCCGTTTAGGAAATTTATAGATTCGATATCGGTTCTACAACCCACTTGCATTTGTTGGGATAAATCTGTTAACCAATCTTCTCGTCTTGCATGAACATTTGGTTTGTCATAATTCATTAAACCTCTAAAATTTATATCGTCAGAAAGTTTCTTAAAGTATTCCATTGTTGAATCGGATTTTAAATATCCTCCGCCCCAATCACTCCAATAAGATGTACCCACATCTTCAATGATGTAAACACCACCTGACTTAACTGAACCAAATAAATGTTCAAACGAATAAATGACATGTTCATTCATATGTGAACCGTCATCTAAAATCATGTCGAATGGTCCATACTGTTGCCACGTTCTCGATAAAAACGCACCATCCGCTTGTGAACCAATCTCAATTGAGATGCCGGGTTCTTCAAACTTTTTACAATCGGGATTGATGTCGATACCTAAAATTTGAGAACGATAAAAGTAATCTTTCCACGTTAAAAGAGATTTACCATCTAGTACACCAATTTCCATGATGTTTAGACTATCATATCTATTGAACGGTAGATACTTTTGGTATTTAACACAGTAATTGTGTATATCAGAACTCTTATCGGTTCCGTGTGATTTCGCTATTTTGTCTAAAGTACTCATCTTGTAAAATATATCATTTGTAAATTATCGTTATTTCCCATATACATTAGGTATGAATTAAAACCAAGTCTATTCATCCTATCGATTAAATCTTGTCTTAATTTTTCATCATAATTAAAATGACTATGGTGGTATTCCATTGAAATGGTTTTCACTTTCATTAAATTACTATCACTTATCCCACCAAACGCATGATGTTCCGCACCTTCAATGTCTACCTTTAAGAAATCTATTTTATCTATCAATCCAGTATCGAAAAGATAATCTAAAGTATAAGTTCTAACTTTATATTCCTTCGCGTCTTTTTGTGTTCCAAATAAATTAGAACCACCTAAATGACTACTTTCATATAAACTTAATTCACCCATAGTGTTGCTAGCCGCAGCATTAAACAATACAGAACGTGGGTCTGCATTTAATGAAAGTAATTTGAAGTATCTCTTATCAGGTTCAAATGAAATTACTTTACTTGCACCTTGACTATAAGCCCATCTATTGAATACTCCAATGTTACCACCCAAATCAACTACCACATCACCTTCGTTAATTGTTCTTTCTCTATTCTTGTAGTAATCTCTTAAATTATATATTTCATGGAAAATAGCTGGAGCCCAACCAAATTTATTGGCAACATCCATAGTTGATCCTTCATATTCAGATAGGGACTCGTAGTTTTCTAATTTGTATATGTCAGTATAAAAACATTTTGATTTGTAGAATGAATCATCTCTCTTCATTTTAATAAACTCAATCATCTTATCTGATATCTCAGCATTTTTATTTCCATGGAAATATATGATATCTGATTTATCTTTTGGGATGTATTGATAACCAAAAATTCTATTGAAATTTTGTGGGCCTTCTTCGTTCCAAAACTTATAAAATTGGTGTAATGTTCTATCTATAAATCCTTCGTCTCCGTCATATGATGATGTGTCAAAATTCGATAGTGGTAAATGATTTGTATATCCTTGTTTCCATCTTATTACATTATCAATTCCTTCATCATTCCATAAGAAATATTTTTCATAATCTTGTGGGTTCTTTTCCATTGTTCTTTCATATATATGAATAATACTATGAAAGAACGATTCGGACCCATCATTGTAAATGAAGAAACAAACGTGCATATATGGTTGTTGTTTATCAACTCCCCATTTATTTGCAATCTCCTCATTAAATAATTGTGATTCTCCATCACCATACGTCCCAAAGAATTCTTCTTGTACATGAATATCTGATAATGGATATCTACCAACTCTATTAAAATATTTTTTAACTGTATCAATATTGTAATTTACAACGACATCACCATCAACCCAAATATAATAATCATACCCTTCTTTTAATGATTCTAAACATGCGTGTTGTTTCCAATACCACTTATCATGTTTTGATATCTTAGGAGGAGTAATTGTTCTTTTAATTACATTTGGGTAATCAAATGGTACTTCGCAGTCTACACCATAAACAATAATTTTATGAGTAGAAAATTCCAATAATGATTGTACTAACTTTTCAATTACTGGCATGTAACCTATATTTCCTGTAGTTACAAACGTGAATGTCTTTTCATTTTTTGTTAATATATCTGAAGCACCTTTTGCAATTGTGTCCCAATTAAAATTCTTATGAATATCTTTAGATTCTTGTCTCGATTTAAATAATATTGCAGTGTGATAATTGTAAGCCTCAACCATTCTTAATGATAAATCATTGAAGTCTGGTTCACAATATTCACCAGGTACATCTACATCACCAATATTTGCCTGTCTCATATGTGATATTGAAACGGGGATTCCTTTATCTTTTGCGAATTGTAATTGTCCACCGTAATTTGAATAAATTGATGGTGTTCCGCATGCCATCGCCTCAATTAACGGTAAGTTCCATCCTTCACTTCTTGCACATGATAAAAACACATCCCCCTCTTGAAGATATTTTACATACTCTTCTCTACTTGGGAAATCAATATACTTAACGTTTTTATATAATAACTTATGTTCGACTATTCTTTCTTGTGTTGAATTCATACCATCTGATGGATATGGATTTTCAACGGAAGCAATTAACTCAACATTATCGTTGTCTTTAAATGTTTCTCCGAATGTTCTAATAATTTCGGTGGTTGATTTTCTATAATCCCATCTACCAAATAGTAAGAATCTAAATTTATCTTTCTTAGGAAAATTCTCAATTGGTTTAAACGTTTCTACATCAACCCCTTCAGGTACGATTGAGATTTTTTGTTTTGGGTATCCTTGTTCTACTAACGAATCAAATTGCCATTGTGTTGGCACCCAAACCTCGTCGAAGTAATGTAATCTCTCAAAGAAATCGTCCGGATATCTTGTTGATTCCCAAACATTAAATGCAATTTTATATCCCTCATAATCCTCATAAAAATACTCATTATCCATCTCACCCAATACAATATGAACATCAGGTATATAATTTCCATCATAATTATATAACGGAAAATCCGTTCTTGTGTTGTCAATGTTATATAACGTCTGTTGATATAACATATCTTTCATTTCATCCGTAATATACGATTCGTCGTCGTGAGCATTTATATTGTACCCTTTCCAACCGTTACCGATTGTCAAATTACGAACTTTAACTGTATGATATTTGTTTAAAGCACAAAAGAAAGAACGTGCGTGATTAGCGTAACCCGTTGTACCAATAAAAGGAGCGTGTGCAAGTATTTTCATTGAGTAAAATATAATGAAAATAACTCAAAATAACAACTAAATAAGGTTTTTATTTGCAACTATAAATTCATGAAAATTATGATAAACTTGTGGGTCACCGTGTATCTTCATAACCTCATCTATAAATTGTGGATGCTCGGGATGCGATTCATCCCATATTTTTTCTTTCAAAAATTCCTCTTCAGTAAATGTGCCCCAATTGTTTATTTTAACAAATAAGACTAAAAGTTTTTTACCGAATATTTCTTTCATAATATCAACAAACATCTTCATTTCCTTATAGTTCTTTTGTTGGGTTACAAAGGATAGTTTAACTAATTTTAATGATTTTATGGTACTAATAAACTTTAAATTCTCAATAAGTCTATCCCATTTACCATTTAATCTAACTTTTGTTTCATATGTTTCCTTTGTTGCTGCATCGATACTAATTTCACATGAACCTACATAGTTATGTACATTTGGCATCGATTCCCACATTTCTTTAGACCAATTCGATGCGTTGGTATGGAAATGTATATTTTTTAGTTTGGGGAATTTTGATGGGTCAAAGTTTTTAAGAAAGTTTCTATAGGATACTGATGCAAATGGGTCCCCACTCGCACTTAAATATAACTCCTCAACATCCGAACCAAATACGTTTTCAATTTCCGTTATGGTGTTTTTTACCTCCTCAATTTTTTCTTTGTCGGCAGTGTAAACGGATTTTCTACAAGATGGACATTTATAGTTACAAGTTCTATCAAAATCAAAATCAATTCTACTTGGACTCTTTTCCGAAAAGAAATTATCTGGTAATTTTGATTTATGTATAATTGGACCTTTGTCATCCACTTCATTATATCTTAATAGATGACTTAGGTATGGACATTGTTCGGTGTCACAGAATTTATATGAACCATCGGTTACCGATTCTCTAATTTGTTTAGCAACATCTGAATTCCAAATGTCCTCAACTTTGATATCAACCGGTATATACTTTAACAACCATTCGGGAACACATAATGCGTGGAAATATTCATGCATTTCTAATATTCTAAATGGATTTAAACATACGTAATCTTTTAAATTAGGTTTCATATAATATTTTTGTTTATCAATCTAAACCAAGTCACTAAACTATATCTTACCCCTTCGGTTATTGGTAAAACTCTATGTAATATTTTCTTATCCATAATAATAGATAGATTCGTTCGGGGGTTTATTATTTTTAATTCGTTGTTTACCACATATTCAAATTCTCCTCCGATGAAATCATCATTTAAATATGTCACTATGGTTAAGTCACTTTCATCTCTATGATAACCGTCATTTGTGTTTGTTTCCGGTATAATTTTATTTATAAAAATCCCGTTGTGTTGTATGTTATATTCATTACCAACAACATCCAAAACTCTATTACGAAATTCATTTAAATTGGTGTCGTCGTATAAATGCATACTATTATAAAACCAATTAACACCATCAGGTATTGTTTGGTTATTCTTAACAAACGACTCACATCTTGTAAGTATATAATTTAATTCGTTTTCTAATAATAGGTTAGAAAATGTTTTTATCATTTATTTTTTTTAATGGGTTTAAACTTATGTTACCGGCAAAAACTATTCTATCCATTTCAGAATTTTTGATGAGTTTTGGTGTATGTAATAAATCGGGTGGGAAAATAATAATATCTCCTTCTTCAGGTAAGAAAAGGTGTTCAATTCCATGTTCATCCATAAATGATATTTTACCTTCATCATTATCAATATTTTTAGGTACTTGAATATATAAACAAAATGTCCAATCTGTTTTAATCCTCTCATCACCTTCCAATAAATCGATGTGTGTGTGATAAATTTCTGCAGATGTGTTTGGATTCATTCTGTATATCCAGTTTTGTACCGCCCATTCTTTAACCTTCACATTTGATATTTTTGAACATTCAGATATAATCATATCATTTATCCAATCGAACTCATTACATCTAAATGACACATAAAAAAAATTATTCTTATCATTCGTATGTGTTTTATTTAATTTTATACTTTGATACGCCCTTTCTAATAAGTCGTTCTTTCTAAAGATAAAATCGTACCTCAATTTATATATTGAAAATTTATCACTTATAACAATCCTTTCCATTATATCAATTTTATCTCCCTTTTTATATGTTTAGAAACTATGTCGTGCATGTTATGAAATGAATTATATTTCTTATCTATCTTCATCAATTGTAATAAGAACATATTGAACATTGGGTGGTCTTCTTTGAATACTTCCTTCTCTTTAAACTCTTCGTTTGTGAACGTTCCCCAATTATCGATTCTTTTGAAATATATTCTTGCTTTGTTATTGAATATTTCTGACATTAGATTATAGAACTGTTCCATCTCCATAAAATTACTATCTTGTACTATCATCGATATTCTTTTCTCACCTATAGGTAAGGTTGATATGAATTTTAAATTTTCAATCAACACGTCCCAATCACCACCTCTTCTAACCAACTCATATGTCTCCTTTGTTGCCGCATCGATACTAATCTCAATAATTCTTATCATTGAATGTATCTTACTCATCTTATTCCACATAGACTCATTCAATAATATTGCATTTGTGTGTAAGTGAATATCATTAACATTGGGATATTTGGTTCTATCAAATTGTGTAAGTAACTTACGGAAAGACTTTGATGCAAATGGGTCTGCAGTACCAGAAAGATATAAACCTTTTAATTTTTCTCCATATGAAGATTCAATCTCTTTTATGGTATAATCAATTTCACTAATTTCTTCTGAATTTGCCATTATTGGTTCCTTTCTACAGCTTGGGCATGAGAGGTTACAACTCCTATCAAACGAGTAGTTAATTATTTTTGGGTTACTGTAATCATTCTTAGCAAATTCATCTTTAGTGATGAAAAATCCTTTATCTACCGTTCCCTGATTAACTAACTCTGAAAGTACGGGACATAATTCTTCCACACAATGTGAATAGGAACCATCTAATATTGAATCTTGTACCTCTTTTAATGTGTCACTCTCCCAAACCGTTGAAACGTCTTTGATATCACTAAGTTTAGTTGGTAACCACGCAGGACAACAACTATAAACACCCATATGGTGAACCTCCATATATTCAAAGGGTACTTTACATATATAATGTTTTCTTAAATCTAATTTCATTAAATTAAAATTTTATTTTCAACACTTATTATGTAATCCTTTGGTACAATTGGGTTATTGTATTTTAATGCACCACAATGATGTTTATAAGAATTACCTGTTGCACCTAAATGAGGTGTTAGATAACTCCTTTTAAGATTTAAATGATTGGCACATAATGTAACCAAATATTGACCTCCAACCATTGTTGCAACGTCTACGTCAACCTCGTTTGTTTTCATAATTTCATTTAAGAAATTATTGTATTTTTTCCATTGGTCAACGTAAAATTTTCTATCAGAATCGTTCTTAAAATATAATATACCACATGAGAAAACCTGTTTTCTTTTGTCACACCACACATCAATAACATTATCTATTCCTAATTTTGTAAATTGATTTATAACCGGTTCGTATTCATCTTTCCAATTTGCAACTTCATATGTATCAAACATAACATCGTCATCCATTGGGGGTAATTTGGAGTGTAGGATAACATCTCCATCGATTAAAACAAAATCATCGTTCCTATCTTCACACGCCTTTATTTTATAACAATCCCATTGTATTGAATTTTCATAATTGTCATATATATGAATCTCATCAACAATCTTTTCGAAATATTTTGCGGAAAATGAGTCGGTATAGATAATACAATAATAACCAAACCGTTTTGCCGACTGAATTGATAGAATGTAATAGTTTATCAATATTCTTTTTCGTTCTTCGGTTTTGTTCCCAACCTTAGCCAATATATTATATGTCCATACTAATTTCATAGAATTGTTTTTGATGGTGGTTTAACCGAATCGTAATGTACAATGGCATTAAAAAACGGTTGTAACTCAGTAAAATATAACGAAATTCCTGTTAAATTACAAGCCAATGATATAATAAGACTTTCAACCGCACCATTGAGATTTTTACCGTGTCTATCTTTGGGTTGTCTATCTATTGTTCTATTATTTATTGATTCCCAATTGAATATGAATTCTTTTCTTTTATTTTCATCTCGTATCTTTAAAACGAAAACATATTCATCAAAAAATCCAATATTGGATTCATTTGCACCGCACTCAGTTAGTGCGATACCGTATTGATTTAAATCGTGAAATGGAGTGGAACTTTTTAATATTTGATTTATCGAAATTCTATTTCCTCTGATAAATTGTAAACCACCAAACCACTTTACATATAAACCATCCTGAATGTTTTCAAATGAATTATGGTCTATGTTAGTTTTTAAATCAATATCAGTATCAAAACAAATAACTGTATCGTGTTTTTTAAAGGCCTCAAGTATCGGTATTCTTTTTTTGTTAAAATTAAATTCAGTTTTGTCTATAATAGTGTTTTCAGTTTTAAATTTCTCATCATCTGTTAAAACATAAAAATCTGAATTGATTTTACCAACCAATTTTTTACATTCATCGACGTGTTCTTTTCCGAACGCAATTGAACATACACCAACACTCATGTACTTTAAATTAAAGATGGTTTTGATAAGGATTTTACCTGTTCGTAGTTAACCCAAATTACTAATGAAAATCTAACCCCACTTTCAACTATCGTAACCTCATGTAGAACCTCTGGTTTAAACATAATGACATTACCAATAGTTCTATCCATTACATTTGGTTCATTATCAATTAAATAACGAAAATCCCCGCCAATATAATCATTGTTGTCACTTAATTGAGTGACAATACAGAAGAATCTTTTTTCACCTTCTATTGGTAAATCGTTATGTAAAAAAATAAAATTACCTTTCTCGTATTTCAACACCCCCGCATCTAACTCATCGGCGGTGAATTCATATCCAAAATTCTTAATCGTATCGTTTAGTTTATGATAATACGGTGAATCATTTTTTAGTTTAAAATAAGATGCTTTATTATATCTTTTATTTTGAACAACAATATCTTCCACCTCACCCAAACCTCTTTTAACTAAGAGTTTTGCATCCATCCAATCACTAACATTATTTTTAATATTTTCACAATCCTCTTTGGTGAAAACAACACCTTCATAGTTTATCATAGTATTGAATTTTGAGTATATGGACTTTTATTTGTACCAATTTTTATTTGTTCCAATATCCAATTTGCCAAATCTAAATGACCCTTTTCGGAATAATGAAAATCAACCACTTCTCCGTATGTTTCTTCGGTTATAGATTGGTATTCTGTATTGTTATGCCAAGTCCAATGGATAACTGTAGAATCAATCAACGCTCGATTGATTAGTTTAATCCAACTATCAATTTCCGTTAACCATAATTGATTCTCTCTATTTGTGAATACGTCTAAAATAGTTTCATCTTTAACACCATTCACATATGGTAAACCTTTAGCAACCCTTGAACTTCTAACGGGTAGTGCCGTTCTCCATTTTTGTGTTGCACTATCAACTAATCTAAACCTAACAGGTTCGCTCCAATTGATAATGACTATGTCTTGATTGATTTCGTTTATATTATTACACAATGTTTGAAAAATTGTGTAATTATCCATACCATAACTTTCAGCAAAATTCTTAATGGGTAAATTTAATTGTTCACCCAATATTTCATGGTAGGTTTTTGGTATGTACCCTTTCCAATCTGTGTAACTATTGTTATTGGAAAGGATACGTTTGTCGGTGAAACTATCACCAAACACCCAAATATTTTTCATAACATTCTATTAAGAGTGTGCGTTCTTCAAATATTGAATAAAATTACTCACAACAGTATTCACTTTTTGTTTTTTTGTTGTGTCAGTTAACAAAGTGAGTGTTCTCGTTTGTGATTGAACTAATGTTATCTGTTTGTATATTGTTTTCGATGCCATAATGTATTATTTGTTATGTACTAATATGTTATTAGCGTAAAAGTTATGGTTGTCCGCCACGGTTATGATATATGTTTGTGTATCAACTTCCGGTAATTTTCGTAAACTATGTAAAATTGTTGTCGTTCCATCATATAAATTCGCAACATCATCAGTTTCTAACGCCTTGATTGGTCTACCTAAATTATATCTTGTTATAGTTAATCCTGGATGATAAGATGCTAAGTTTAAACCATTCACATAAATTGGGTGGTCCTGTGTACATGTTAATTTTAAAAATACATCTTCTTCTCTTGGTTCAGTTGCTTTAATTAGAACCTTATCAAATGTATACTCCACTAAATCATTGTGAATTGGTTGTTTGGTATCAATAACCTCTTTAGCCTCGATTTCGTTTGTGGTTTCGTTATATGACATTACTTGGTCACCAATTTGAACATCTTCAATGTTTTTCTCACTACCATCCGCCATTTTTATCTTTGTTCCCGCCTTAAAACAACTACCAGAAATACCCAAGTTGTGAGTAATGTAGAATGTTAATAGATTACCATTACTTAAAATAAAGTTATCGACTTCTTCCATGTTCATATTATATATTGGTTGTTCTTCATCGTAGATGTTTAAATTTATTTGACTAATTGGATTCAATCCATTTTGCCCAATAACCGAATAATTACTACTTAATTCTGACACTCTAACGTATTGTATTTTATCTTCTAATTGATTATAAACCAACATTCTTGCCTCACCTCCAATTACAATGTCGGAACCGTCTTGGAATACAATTTCAGTCATATCGTTGGCAAAAGTAGTTGCCTCAAATTTACCAACCAATACTGAAGATGTTAAATACGAACCTGAAGGTAATGTTGAACCAGTAACGTACCATTGTCTTAAAACATCATAATCATCCGTGTTAGGTGAACCCTCAACATAGTATGATTTATATGTGTTTCCTAATACAACATCTTTAACCTCCACTTCATTTCCATCAACATCTAAAATTGTCTCATTTTCTAAAAGTCCGTGGTTTGTATTTTTAATGGTATTTGTTGCATATTCATAGTAGTGTTTACTCTCAATTTGATTATCAATTCTACTATCATCATATGTGATTGATGTCGGTAAATCTAAAACCGAATCGATTTCATACTGAGCAACGTAACATAAATCTAAATTAGAACCATATACAATTTGGAAACTACGGATTGAACTTACTGTTCCTTTTGTAATTTGTGATTGTGGGATATGGTATTGTTGTAAAATATTATCTGAGGTTGCAATTCTATCAATAAAACTTTCATATCTAACTAATGACCCCGAATCGGAATTACCGATTTTATAGAATTTATGTGGTTGGTGTGCCTCCAATACAGTTTTAGTGACAATATCGGGTAAATTAGACCCATTAAATTGATTTTGGTCTAATGTATTATAATATCCATAATATGAGGATGAATGATAGAAATTCGTAATTGATCCTGTGTCACTTTCATCCGCAAATAGTTTTAATAGATTTAAAGTTCCTTTAGCATATTCAGAATCCAAAATCGCGGATTCATCATATGCAAATCGAATAATAAATTTACTAGGCGAATCTGTAGGTGACGTTGGGAATATTGAATCTGCCGCCACTATATGTTCGGTAAATGAAGTAATAAAAGGTGCATTATTCGTTAACGCATCAGATAAACTTGAAATGATATCTTTTTGGATATCATATTTGTAGACTACTTCAACTTCAGTAATATTATTTGCACTTAATACACTAATAAAGTCGGTCCAATCAAAAACCCACTTTTGTGACTCCAATATACCTGTATCGGTGTTAATTTCAATTAGACGTAGATTGTCGTCCTTGTCTGTTACGAAATCCGCCGAAAAAAAAGTTCCTTTCATATATAAAATATTTTACTAACTATAAATACTTATTATCCCATTTAAGTTTAACATTATAAGTATACGAAATCCTAACGAATAATCAATTCTTAGTCTTTTTTGACCCCGTATTTTATCCATCTATACCATATTCTTTCATGTAAAAAATAGATTAAAGGTTTAATTATTAACTCCCCTAAACCCACTATTCCGGCCCATTTTATGGGTAAACCGGCACATACGGTTAATATTATCGTGGTTAAAGTACCCAAAATTCGATAACTAATACTTTTTACAATATGTCTCTTAATTTGAACCATTTCTAATATTTGTTCCGCTTATTTTTGCAATATCTTCCGGTGGTTCGTGATATATCACATCATAACCAACCCCTCTACCGTAGTTTACTGATTCAATATCAGGTATAATACTAACCAAGATTTTATCTAAATTCTTTTGGATAAACGGTTGTTCAATTATGTTCAACATAACTCTATGTGCGGTGTTAGGGTTGCTCTCATCAATTTCAACATCCCTAATTGCAATCCACACATCCTTACCCTTATCTAATTGTTGACTAATCAACCATTCATGTCCCCTATGCCAATTTTGCCATCTCCCCGGAAACATTGCGTACTTTTTTTTACTCATATGTTTAATTTTTTTCTTAAATCTAAAAACGTATTATATTCACTACTATTTGTAGTGTCACAATCATAATAGTTATATAATGGTGGTTCATAGTTTGATACGTGGAAACTTTCCTTACCTCTTTCATTTGTGGTGTGGACGTAGATTTCTTTAATCTTTTCCCCCATATCTAATTTAAATTGTTCTCTTTGGTCTCTATATGGTGAAACCATTGCAACAATAACAGTAAAACCTTTGTGATGTAGGAATTTGGATAATATTTGAGCCTTTTCAATGTTCTTTTTTCTACCCTCTTCAGAATAATCTTTATTTACAAAGATATCACGAATTTCATCACCATCAATTATGATGGATTTGTTTGGGTAGATTGATTGTATCCACGAAGCTAATGTTGTTTTACCTGAACCAGGTTGACCGGTTAACCAATATATCATACGAATAATATACTAAAAAATGTTTGAAAAAACAAATTTTAATGGTTGTAAATGAATGGGTCTCTTTTACGTAACTCTTCTAATTTTTTCTTAAATCTTTTCTTTCTCTTCCTTTCCTCAATAAGGTCAAGGAACCATTGTATTAGTCTTTTCATAATTACTTGTATAATAGGTAGTTACCGATTAGTAAAAAATCCATATCAGTTTCTAAAAACATACTCACCGCATCTTTTGGTGTTAAAACCATTGTTTTATCTTTTACATTCATCGATGTGTTTAATAAAATAGGATAACCGGTTTGTCTTTCAAATTCTTTTAATAAGGCATGTACGAATGTATTCTTATATACCGTTTGAATTCTGGCACTACCATCGATATGTGTAACTGCCGGTAGTTTTTCTTTATATTCAGATTTAACTTGTACCACCTGATTCATATATGGAACATCATCAGTAACGTGAAAATAGATGTGTTGTGATTCCTTAGTAACCATCGGACCAAATGGTCTAAAACCCTCTCTCTTTTTGATTACCTTGTTTATCTTATCTTTCATTTCAGGTCTTGTCGGGTCGGCTAATATACTTCTATTACCTAAAGCCCTTGCACCGAATTCGTTGTGTCCATGGTAAACTCCAATTACCTTACCTTCTTTTAATAACTTCGCAACATTTCTAAATAAAGTATCTTCTGATTTAAATTTGAAGTATTTTCTACCTGTAATTGCATTTGTTATTTCATTATAATAAAATTCGGGTCCTAAGAATGGGTTCTTATTAACCCTATCCTTTAAACTTTTATTTTTTACCAAATAATGTAAACAAGCACCTATTGATGAACCCGCATCTGATGGTGCCGGTGGAATCCACAAATTATTAAATTGTGAGTTCTTAACTATCTTACCATTTAATGTACCATTATACGCACATCCACCTCCTAAACAAAGATTACGATTGTCGTTTATTATTGAGATTGATTTAACAATCTCAAAGAATAGTTCCTCGTATCTTTTTTGTATTGCGGCGGCTAAATCCATATGGAAAGGTTCTATTGATTCTTCAGGTAATCTTGGGTCAATCTCCAATATTTCAGAAAGTCCGTAATTGAACATTTCTTTTGTCGATTTGTCCCAAGTAAAAACATCCATATTACATTCCAACTTTGTATTTTTGTATGAAATTAACTTTCTAACCTTATCTATGTAAACATTAGGATTACCGTATGGTGCAAGACCCATAACCTTATATTCACCCTCATTTGGTTTAAATCCTAAGAAAGATGTCATTGCAGAATAGAATAACCCTATCGAATGTGGGTAGGTTGCCAATGATATATAATCAATTCCAGTGTTATCTCCCAAACCCATCGATAGTGTATCTTTTTCACCAACACCATCTATTGATAGGATTAACGCATTTTCAAAATTCGATGTATAGAATGAATAATATTGGTGGGATAAATGATGTTCTGAATAAAACACTTTATCACCATATTGTGATAAGTTTTTCTTTAAATCTCTATAGTTTTTTAAAACCTTAAATAAAGACTTAATTGAATATAATGGATTTTTAAAGAATTGTGGTTTAATGTTATCAATGACTCTACCTATCTTAAGTTTTGGGTCTTCATAATAACATACCATATCAACATCCTTCTTTGATATTTTATATTTTTTAAAAATATAATCTAAAGTTTTTGTTGGGAATGAACTATCGTGTTTTATACCTGAAAACTTTTCCTCTTCGCACGCAAAAATAAGTTGTCCGTTTCTAAATAAACAAGCGGATGAATCGTGATAATAAGCTGAAATTCCAATTACATATCCCATTAGTAATAATTATACTAAAAATCATTTAAAACTCTCCTCTAACCAAGGACACACATCCTTATAATTGGTATTGTTTATTTCATCAAATCTTCTCAATGTCTCTTCTAAAGAAATGTTCATATATTGTTTTTTGGACATTAAGTGGTTATAAACTTCCTCGTCGTTTGTTACTTTTAGGTAGTTAATAAAATCATTCAATAGTCTTGTTAATAGATGAATATTATCATATTTTAACTCACTTAATCCTTTTTGATAGAAGTTAATTAACTCACTTTTAGTTTTCTCACTTAACGCTCCTGGTGCAAAATAGAATGGTTGAGTTACCGTGTGAAATCTGATATTATTCGGGTGAAGATACCTACTTCCAACATAATCAATAAATTCAAAAGAATGATACATATTGATTGTCGATATGGTGTAATCTATTTGAATTATAAAATTAGGGTGTTGATTTTTAAAGTCAACTAAGGTTTGTAAATTTTTGAAAAATCTTTCTGAATTAAATCCAGGTCTTTGGTATTCACCTATTTTACCATATCCATCACAAGAACACGAAATATTGATAAATTTAAACTTCTTTAATTTATCTAATATGTTAATTCCTTTATAGGTTAATGTTGATAAGTTAGTGTTTATTAACACAGTCACCTTACTTGCCTGTTCCTCACTAAATTTATCTAATAATTCAAAGGTTGATGGGGTGATAAATGGTTCTCCACCTGCTAAGTATATTTTACGAATCGTATCGATATTCTCATCTGAAAATTTATCGATACCATTCTCACCAGCAGTAATAATTCTCGGATTTTCGTTTTGATATTCGGGTTTGTCCAATATGTAACCCCAATAATCATACCAACTGGATGATGAACCGTGATAACACATCCTACATCTAAAATTACAATGATTTGATAATCTCAAATCAGTATAAACAATTTTATTTACTGTGTAATCATCGTTTACTAAATTAGGGTCTTGTGTTTCATGATAAAACTCCTGATTTATATTATTACGATGAACATTTTTGTATATAAAACACTCCGCACATTCCGTTGGTTTTTTCCCATCTAGCATCTCCTTCCTAATCCTTTTATAAGGTTCGCTATTGATTACCTCATCCACAGAATTAAAGTCCTTAAAATTGATATTTTCTTTAAATGGATATGCAACACAACATGGGTGTAATGTTCCATCAGGAAACACATAAATCGACCCAAAGGGTAAATAACAAAATGTTTCGGGGTTTATTTTCACTATATTAAATTTGTAACTGTTTTTATTTCTTGTTTCGGGTTAAAATCTTGGAATTCTGTGAAGACACCAAAGAAGTCGTCTCCTCTATATGTGTCAACCACATCTGTCATTTTAAGGAAGTGTTGGAATTCTTCTTCTGAACGGTCTTGATTCATTAACCCAAGTATAAATTCAAATTGTTCAATATCCTTTTGTGCTTCATTATCGTATGGATATGTTTCTCTAATCCAATCCATAATTTTAGCGTACTTTTCTCTTAAAATTACCTTATGGTTTTCAGGTAAATTACGAATCTGCATATGTGCCGGATGTGTTAATAAATTAACGTGCATATGTCCTGTTTTAATATAACCGGCAGTTACAAATTCTTTATATAAGTCGATAATCGTGTAACTATTCATTATGTTAATAGTCGGTACAATTGCAAAGTAGATGTCAGGTAATTCTCTTAAAATATCAATTCTGTTTTGTACAACCTGTGTCCATTTAGAACCGTTTCTTAAGTACTCACCTCTTTGTCCATAACCATCGATACTTGCAGTCACCTCAATTCTCTTAAAGTGTTTCCACATCTCAACAAGGTTATAGTTTTTGTATTGAATCTTGGTTAAATTTGTTGTAATCCATATTGAAATATTTTTAGCATATCCTTTATCAATACAGTATTGTAAAATTTCATAGTGTTTATCTTGTGTAAGTGGTTCACCTCCGGCAAAGAATAACACATCTACATTATGTAACTGACTCAATATGAATTCATAGTCATCACTATCAACAGATTGACTATATGGTTGACCTAAGTCTTTGAAGTTTGTAAATCCTAACTCCTTATATTCCTTATACAAAGATGAAGAATAACTCGGATTACAGATACGACATTTCAAGTTACATTTGTTATCAAAACGTAAGTCAATCATTTTGAAGTTAACCTCTTTTAATGAAAAGTCGTCATTTGTATTTGCAACAATGTCGTCAATATATTTCATGAAATGGTTATTCAAATTGTATCGGTAACTATCGGTGATACTTTTACCTTTCGACACCTCTTCTCTAAACCAACAAATTTGACAAGCGTCTATCTTCTCACCGTTCCATAATGCCTTTCTAACACTCTTTGCGGTTTCTGAATTATAGGCATCTTTGATGGGTATACCTTGTTTTAATTGTCCAAATACTTGGTCGTCTTCTTGTTTGTATAAACAACAAGGGATTATGTTACCAAATGTACTTAAATGTGTGGACACCCATGGTGCCACACAAAAGGTTTCTTCATTAAAATTCTTATCCATTTAAATCGTTTTGACTTTGTGAATTATTTTGTCTCGCTAAGTTACGTTTCATAATATCTGGTTTGTATTCACCAGTTTCCCAACCTTCCATACCACCACCCGATAATTTAACATCAGGAATGTATTCGTCCACTTGAATTGAATCATACCATTCAACTAACATTGGGAAAGTATCTCTGAAACTCTTACCTCTTCTTTTATCATATTGTTCGTAGAAACTTTTGAAGTCGTGGAAGTGTTTATCCTTATCGAATTCCGCTCTTGCGTGTCCTTGGTCTACAACATCAATATAATCGATTACTCTTTGTGTTTGTGTAATCTCGTGTTCTAACAACAAACCTGAATCTCTATGCTTGTCTAACCAAACTTGAATTTTATCTTTAGCTTCCATTTTAATATGGTCAGGTAAGTTAAGCGGTGACATAAATCCTGGCCATCTTAAGAAATTTAAATCTAATGTTGGTTTGTTAGGACCGTATTTCTTTTTCAATTCTAACATATCATCCATAAATTCTGTGATTGACATTAAAGATAAACCTGTAACTGTCATCATGATAACAATCTGTCTGATATTTGCTTCCTCAATCATTCTAATCACATTATTTCTCCATCTTGGATAAACTAAACCATCTCTTAGATATTCAGCATGTGCACCGAATGATTCGTTACTTGTATAGATGTCAAATGATTCAATATCTAATGTATTTGTGGTATCAATCAACTTATCAATCAATTCATCTTTAACACCTAAGTTAGAGTTAATGGATAAATTTAATTTAGGATAAGGTTGTCCTTTAATTTGGTCTAAGAATCTCCAAAAGTTATGACTTGTAGATGGTTCTCCACCGGTGATTCTTAATGTTTGTAAGTCTTTAGATAAATCGGGCCACCATTTTAAAAACGCCTCAACATATGGATTCTCACCAATGAATTTAGTTTCAGGGTCAGCCCAAGAACCGTTTTGTTGGTAGGCACCTGCTGTAAGTGTTTTAAACTTTTGATATGGTCCGTGTTTATCAATATCTCTACCCCATGTTGTTGAATAACTTGGGTTACAATATGAACAAGCGAAATTACAACTTCTATCAAACGATAATTCAACTGTACGTAAATTAACATTAGCATCCCAAGGTGTATCTTTCAACACATCGATATCTTCATGTTTATATTCCATACTTCTATAAACTCTATCGGATATATTATTTCTTCCGATATCCTCCACCTTCCAACAGTATGAACATTCGGCAGGTCTTGTACCTTCCAACATCATCTTTCTCATCTTTTTCTTATGAGATGTGTTGTGTAATGCCGATGGGTTTGTTTTTATCTCATCCACATCAATAGGGTGTGGTAAAGGTAAGAAACAAGAACGACTATAACCACTACCTAAATCGATAGTTGCGTTATACCACTTTGCGGGACAAAAACTACAGCTTACTGAGTTTAATTTCTCTTCTTTAAATTTTAATAATCTTTCTGACATGTTATACTATGCTTTTAGGTATGTTATATATTTTTGCTAATTCTGGAAATGTTACATGAAACTTTTCGTTTCGTAACTCATCCAATTCTTTTGTTTGTCTTTTAAATTCTAACCAATCTTGAGTCTCCCCCTTTGTTGGTAATTTCAACATGTTAATTACTTTTTCCGCTTGGTAAAGTAGACCCATTCTAAACTCAAGTTCTTCTTTTATAGTTGGGTCATTTAGATATTCTTTCTTTCTTCTTTCAAGTTCCGGTTCTAATATTGCCAATATTTTTGGTTTATACTCATCCGGCATATATCCAATGTGTAGATGTCTTGGGTTGTGTACAAATGCAATCATCAATTTAATATTTGATTCGATTGCAAAATCCACAATTTCAAAAACATATAACACATTCAACATTGAAATTGTTGAACATATTTCAAAAATAACTTCGGTTCCACAATCTTTTAATTTGTCCTGATAGTTTTTAATGTTGTTTTTAACAACTTCCCAATTGGCATAGTATCTTAAAAATTCAAATCTGCTTCCAACCCCATCTAAACTAAAACCAATTCTAATTTGTTGAAAGTTTTTCATCAAATCAACATACTTGTCGTTTATGATTGTTCCATTAGTATTGAAACTCATTTGTTGTCTTTGTGCGTAACCATTTTCAACACATTCTTGGATAATTTCCCATTGTTTTTTCATTAACATTGGTTCACCTCCATAAATGTCAACTGTTCTTACCGTTGGTAAAACTCTTCTCAATTCTTCCCACACTAAACTATCGTCAGTAAATGCTCTTGAATATTTTATAACATAATCGTCCAATTCTTTTTCGGTAATATGTGGTTCCAATACCTTATGGAAGTTTCTCCATTTTGATGATGCAGAGATATGACAGATTCTACATGAAAGGTTACATGTATTTCCTAAATTCAATTCTAAAAAGAATAAATCGTTTTGGTCTCTTTCGGGAAACGCATTGAACGTATCGTTATCTCTTTGTCTTTTACTAACAAATCCTGCATCTTCAGCATCCCAACAAACTTTACATGCTGGGTGTCTAACATCATTTGCAAAATCTGTCAACATTTCTTTTCTTGTTGCACTATTCAATGCGTCGTCGATAGTATCTTTACTAGCAACTAACATTTCACCATTCTCATTTCTAAATGGATGATTGAATGTGTGACAACAAGCAAAGTATGTTCCCGCGGTTGCAATTCTAAGACCGTTTGTTAAGTTTTTACACTCTATCATATAATTGTTAAATTATGTCTAATGTTATTTGATTTTGGTAGGCTATTGTAAATCTCCACCATATCCTTGTACTCAGGGTGTTGTGGATTACCAACGTCTTTTATTTTAAAAACAGACTCACTAAATGTACCCCAATTTACAATTCGATTAAAAAATACCATCCAATTTATTGGTGTGTCATCGAATATTTCTTCTGACATCTTATAGAACATTTCCATCTCCTTATAATTCGAATCTTGAACTACGAATGACATTGTCAAATATTCTAAACTTGGTATTGTTGCAATGTATCTTAAATTAGTTTGAATGTCTTCCCATTTACCACCTAATCTAACTTTCTCATATGTTTCTTTTGTTGCCGCATCCACAGATATTTCAGCAGATTTTACAAACTTAGATATTCTACCCATACGAGTCCAATTGGATTCATTCCAAAGTGTTCCATTTGTATGTAAATGAATACTTTTTAAATTTGGATATAAACTCGGGTCGAAATCCATCATCCATTTTCTAAATGTTCTTGAGAAGAATGGGTCGCCAGAACCGGTACATTCGATATGTTCTAAATTCTCAGCTAAATGTGTTTCAATGTTTTCTAATATAAGTTCAGTTCTATCTCTTTGTTCTCCTTCATAGTTTATTTTATCAACTCTACAAGTTGGACATTGTAAGTTACAACTTTGGTCGAAATTAAACTTAACACTTTTAGGAACAGGATAGTCGTATTGTTCTTTTATTTTTAAGAACTCTTCCTTTGGCATAAATCCTTCACTCTTACCCTCTTTTAATCCAGTAAGTTTAGGACATCTCGCCTCGATACAGTATTTGTAACTTCCGTCCAACATACTTTCTCTAATTTGATTTGCCAATGGTGAATTCCAAATATCCGCAATGTTATTTGGGTCACCTAAATTAACTGGTAACCAATTCGGACAACACATATAAGTTTTATAGTCGAAAAATTCGGTAAACTCAAATGGTTGTAAACAAACAAAATCTTTTTTATTTAACATTAGTAAACGTTTTTCTTATCGTCAATAGTTTTAGGTACTTCAAATTGTTGTTCAGGTAAACTTCTATCTCTAAAGAACGATTCTTCTGTTTCGTAATTTTTAATAGTTGCTCTGATTTCTTTAAACCAATCTTTATATTGTGGATTGATATCTAAGAAACTTTCATTTCTTCTAACATCCAAAATTGTAGTTACTCTGACCAATTCTCTTCTACTAATTTGAAGTTGTAATAAATCAACATTGAAATCGGAATAAAGGAAATTAACCCATGCAGTAATTGCATTGTTAATTGCATTTTTGTATGGTCCGTTTGGTAAGTTGTCACCATATTTTTCTAACTTTCTCATCAACTCTTCTTTTAAATCTTCAGGAAGAATTCTAATGTCATAACATTGTGGGTCAGTTAAAAAGTTATTAAAAACAATGTACTCAGGTTTAATACCTAAATTAACAATCGTATCGAATAAATCGGTAACATGGAATACGTTAATAATACTAACGGTTGGTGACACGAATACCTCAACACCACTACTTAATGCAGTTTTAATGTTGTTGTGTACGTCATTCCATTTTGTACCATTACGAGCCAACTCGGCAACTGGACCCACAGCGTCTAATGATGCAAATAATTGCACTTTACCTTTTGGATTATCGATAAATGGTTTCCACAATTTTTGTAAGTCCCATTTCTTAAATTGAATATGGCTGAAGTTTGTGTTATATCTTAATAAAACATCTGTTCTACCTGCAGCGATTAACTTCTCTAATATGATATAGTGTTCATCCATAATAAGAGGTTCACCACCGGCAAAATAAATCTCCTCAACATCGTAGATAAACTTATCAACATAAGTCATAATGTCTTCTTTAGATTCACTTCTAAAGTTCATCAAACCATTGAATGATTTACCGTGTAATGCCATCTCATCGTCAACCCATTTACTACTCGCAAATGTTCCACACATTCTACATTTGAAGTTACAGATGTTTGAAAATCTAAAATCCCAATACTTTAATGTGAATGTGTTACTATGTCCAGTTTCAGGGTCTGTTTGATTAACTAAACTATCAACATCTTTTCTAAATTTATCAGTAAGATTAACTCTCGGACTAACCGCACCATTATCTTCCATCATATAACATCTGTTACAAAGCATCGGTCTTTCACCTTTTAACATCTTTTTACGAATGTTCTTCATAACAAATCCATTCCACACTTCTTCCAAAGTATCATCTTTAGTGTTACCAATTGGCATATCGTGTGGAGTCATGCAACATGGTTGTATATTACCATTTGGTTGAATCATTAAATGGTTCCAAGGTAAAATACAAAACGTATCACTTACTGGTGTTTTCTTGTTCATATTAGATTAGTACTATTTTATCTCTTAAAATACTCCACTTCGAGTAATCATTAAAGTCAATATACGAAAAATTATCCAATTTTTCAAACATGTACTCAGGATTTTTTAAATCAACCACCCAATTACTTGCCGCTAAGTTATCATATAATTTTTCATATTCCCAAAACCAACTATATTCTATTCTTGTATCCGCAACCTCTTTAATTCTTACATTACACGTTGAGTCCCATTTAAAATGGTGTACTTGTGTAAAAACAATATCAATCGGCATACGTTTTCTGTGCCATCTACCCCAACTATTTTTATTATAACCAAAATCCGCGTAATGTTGTCCTGACGTAATATCTTGAGAACCAAGCATTAACGTTACTTTATTTGGACATGCGTTTGACATTGGGTATCTAAAAAATCCCGCATATGGGAATAACTTGTGGATATTACTATCTCTTTCAACAACAGGAAATGTTCCATCATCACCTAATCTATCTAAAAAACCACCAGTTACAAATGTAAATTTATTTTCTTCACATTCTTTGATAATGTCTCTAATATCATACGGATATACTTGGAGTTCATCATCATCAGAAACTATCCACCATTCGTTAGGTTTGGTACGTTTAATCTCATTGTACATTTCCGTTACCTTGTTCCAATTATATTTTGGTTCGGTAACGACTAAAAATGGTTCAATACCTAATTCCCTTACCTCTTCTAAAATACCATCACCTTCGTGTTGTCTATACACACCGACATATACTTTATCCACAATACCTTCATAGTGTTTTAACATATGTGGTAATATGTGTGTGTTTCTTCCTACAACTGTAACTAAATTAAGCATTGTTTGTTGTCATTTTAACATTTATAAATTTAGTTTTCTCATATAATGTGTCATCAATATTATCAATTTCCAAAACATTCGTTATCTGACTTAAACCATCTTCTTTATAATTTATCTTACCTTGTTGCATTTCTGTAACAAATCGTTTTTCATTTCTTGCGGTTGTCTCACCTTTAGCCCATCTACCGTTAATGAAACCTTCATCAACGTGAGGTAAACAATAAAAGGAACCTTCTCTTCTGTATGGTAATATATTTTCAACAACTTCGATATTTTCTTCAGTTGTTAGAACATTATTATATATTGATTCATCGTTAAGTGATAAAATTGTGTTTGTATCTTCAAAAACATCGTTAATGTCCTCAAAAAATTTATTATACATTTTTATCTCAGCTATTTTACCTTTATAAAATGTATTTGAATGATTACAAAATCCAACTAAAAATGGTTTAATTGAATCGTGTGCTCTTAACTCTCCACTAACAGGGAATGGTTCGTTTTGTTTGATTCCATTCATTTGACAAATCAATTCATCATTTATATAGAAGAATATTTGATTCTTTTCTTTTGAATATGATAATGTAACCCACGTCCACAAATGTTCAAATCTCTTTGCCCAATTATATATTGGGTGATTGAATTTATCAAAATATTGCATTGTAACTGCTCTTGAGTTATTAAATGATAACCCCCAAGTCCATGAACCGTCTTTTCTTAATAATGGATATTCGATAAATCTTTTTTGTAAATCACCAACTAACCAAATTGGTACTTTGTCTTCCTGTTGTTCAGCATTGAATAGGATAGATATTGTATGGTCATCTCTTAAAGATGAACTAATTTCTCTATTAGTTGGTATTGCGACATATGAGTTTTCTCCTGTAAAATTTAATACCTTTTTATTTTCGTATTTTTTAAACACTTTACCGGTTGTCATTCCTTCATAATAACATCTCCAAAATAAATCGTCATCTTCTTGACCCCAATCCCAATATTCATTTGAATATCCGTTTGTTTGATATGCTTGTTCTTTAGTGAATAAAACAACTCCACCAAAGTATTGGTCATAACCTAAACCATAACTATATTTTGATAATTTGGTTGCAATATGTATGGGATTATCTTCGGGATATGAATAATCACCACCAATATGTCCTTCAACATTATATGATAACATATCAACATCGTGCCAAGCAATGTAATCACACCCATCTTCAAATGCAACATGAGCAGCAATGTTTTTCATCGCACCTCTATTAAAAAGTTTTTCATCAATTTGATGACCAACATAAAATGTATGTTCAATACCCTTTTCTGTTAATTGTTTTGAAAGATGTGGTATCAATCTTTCAATATGTTCTTTTCTATTTCTGTATGGTATACATACACCTAATTTATGACTCATATCGATACTAATATATGTGTTTGATTGTCTATTTCTGACCTACTTAATTCTTTATAAACGCAGTTTGATAATCCGTCTTCTTTTGGATTTCGATATCCTTTTGCAACCTCATTATGAAATCTTAATTGATTATATCTCGTGGTAATATCTTTCCAAGCACCTTTAACATAACCATTTTCCTCATGACTTCTTAATTCGAAGGTACATTCTCTTCTATTCGGTACTAAAATTCTTTTAGTGTCTTCGTATGTATAACCCACAATTTCACAATTACTAATTTCACCATGATTTTCATTACCAGATAAATCCATTAACTTATAATCTTTTATGAATTTAGCATCGTAATAAAGTTTTAAATAACCTGGTGATTTGTATTCACCAAAATCTTGTGTTAAACCAAAGAACTTGTTTTCAGATATTTCTTTTATTTCGTTTTCGTCTAACAATTTGGAATATGCCGCAAATGAATCTATTGTACCTTTAAAATATTTCGGGTCATCTAATCTTTCGGGATTACCTACACCTAAATAAAAATGTTCGATTTTTTCATAGTCGAAAACTTTACCATTGAATGTAGATTCACCAACAAAAATACCGTCTTGATACATTTTGATTTTGTTACCCACGGGATTTATCGTTACACAAATGTTAGTTTTGTAATTTGTTTTTATATGTGAGTTAACATAGATAACATTTTTTCTCGAGTCGTACATTTCAAAATTATATCTCGAATATGAGTTATAATTTATTGACAAATCGGTACCCGGTATTGTAAACGCAGAGAATGTGTCGTCATATTTTTCTAACTCACAAGTAATTTCATCAGGATAAAATGAAATGAATATTGTCACATCATTTTTACCATCAAAAAAATTCTTACCCTTTACTTGTGCATTATAACCATTGAATCTTAGTGATGCGACATTACCTCCCATCATTTTAATTTCTTTACTAAAAAGTGGAATATTAAATTGTTTACATCTATCTAACAAATCATTGTCTTCGTAACCCCATCCCCAATATTCGTTGGAATAACCATTGATTGTTTCAAATACTTCGACAGGAAATAAAGTAACACCTCCAAAGTATTCATCAAAAACAATTCTATTAAATTCACCGTCGGCAATAAAATTGGTAGATAAGTGCACAGGGTAATCACAGTATGAATAATCGACTTCAACTGGTAACATATCCACATCGTGAAATACAACGTAATCACATTTCAATTTTTTCGCCTCTAAAAATCCGATGTTAAGTAGTTTACCACGATTAAAGTTTTTAGCGTTATCTTGGTCAACAACTATAATTTCAAAATCAATGTTTTTTGATTTTAAATATGGGATGATTCTTGACTTAAATAAAATTAGTTGATTATAACGATGTCTATATGGAACAACAATTCCTAATTTTTTATTCATCTATTTTTTTTGTATCTAATCCTGTGGTTTTATGCCACTCGGCTAAATAGTATTGAATTCTATCACTCCATTCTTTCTTTTCAATTTCTTCAAACCATACGGTTAGAGTGTCCAAACAATTGGCAATCTTTTCAAGTGCCTTTACTTTTCTTTGTTCAAGTAGTAATTGCTCTTGTTCTTTTTCTTCCTGTGTCATATGAAACTTATTTTTTTCTGTTAATAATCGTAATTCCGCTCGATGACGGTTTTGTAGGTAATATACGAAAATTAAACAAATTTATCAAGTTCCACTCAGGATTTTCCTGTAATTCTTCTATAAGTTTTGCCGGACCATCGAATCTATGATGGTAAGGTTTTGATTCTTCTGAAATGATAAGACTTTCTTCGTAGTTCTTATCTGTGTCGTGTATAATGATAATACCATTTTCTGATAAAATGGTTGAATATAAATCGAAATCTAATTTTACTCCTTCATATGAATGGTCACCATCTATGAATAAGACATCTATTTTAATATCTTGGGGTATGAAGAAATCATAAAATGCCTTCTCTGATGTTTCTTTGATAAATCGTGGTCCAAATTCTCTTCTGTAAAATGATTCTTCGTCACTAACGGTAGACGGTCCTCCAATATTGTTACAAGGGTCAACTAAATAAGTTGCACCAATATCACCCCAATTTGGATTATCATTTCCTTCAAATATTTGTTGGTAATGTAACTCTTGTCTAGCAAGTGTCATAATACGTGGAATGAAACCTCCACCACTGCCAATACATACACATGTTTTTGCTCTCATATGTTGGATAATTGAATATACAACTAATCCATCACCCATATGCATATCAGTTGCTCCGTGTGTCCATCTATATGGTATCGGTTTGTCTTCGTCCGTTGTGACGTTTCGTTTAATATATCCGTAATTCCCTATCATACCATCCAAGTTGGCCACAAATGTGGTGGTGTGTGTCTTCTACTTATACTTATCATTTTATCTTTTAATAAATCAAATAATTCAACATCTCTTTGTATATCAGATTCGGATAATTTAGCGGAAACCGCCAATGATATTCCTTCTCCCGCACCGTTTATTTGTTTTATTTGACATAAATCTGAAAATTCTTTCGCCACTTGTAATCTTTCATAATGATGAAAGAATTTATCTGAATTAAAACCGACTTTATTGATAACTAAAAAATATTCCCATAAAGTTTCGAACTCTTTGTAATTTGGATACAGTTTATCAACATATGTAATATATGGTGCCCATTCAAGTTGGTCAATATTGATTAAATCTTTTACGAATTCTCTTTTTGCAGAATGATTTAACAATGTATCAATGTAAGTGATACCATATTTGAATTGATATGTTTTTATTACATCAAAAACAGAGTAATCTGTAATGTGCGTATCCGCATCAAGTAATAAACAATAGTCGTGTTGATTTAAAATATACTTAGTTAAAATCATTTTATCGTAGTATGATTTAAAATCTCTTACATATTCAACTACATTAACAAAATAATCTGAGAATTTTTCGGTTTCGTTTGTAAGAATATACACCGGTATATTCCGTTTAACCAATTCATCAATTTTCTCTTTTGTTCCTTTGAAATAATAATCTTCTCCGAAGCAAAATATACCTACACCTATATTATTCATAGGTATAATATACGAAAAATTAAATAAATTTCAAATTTAAACTGAAACTAATTGCATCCGATTCATTTATAAATGGTTCACTTGTTTTAGTAACACCATTTTCTTCAAATCTAACATACCATACTTGTCCTTCTTGATATATCTCTACATTACTCATTTGGATATGGGTTTGGGTTTTCTATTATTGCTAATGGTCTATCTTCAACTGACCATGTTTGGGTATCTTCGTGCCACATTGTTGCCTTATCTTCATCAACTATAGGTCTTTCAATAGGAGGGTCCCATTGACCTAAAGTTTCATTTAATACCCAAGATTCGAATGGTTTTGGTGGTAAAAAAATATCTAACGTTTCATTATATGTATACCCTATACCCGCAAACATTTTTCTTATATTACCATTATAAGATGTTTGTATGAATCTTCCTCCTAACCCCAAATCATTCGATAAAAATTCTTCACCTCTATGTTCCTCTTCATTTGGAACGACCAAAACTTGTATAACTACATTATTATTATCTATTTGTGCAAAATGCGCCATATTATTTAAATTTATATCTTACAACAACAATACCAGAACCTCCGTTTCCTCCTTTATTATTTGAATTGTAGTGTGAACCTCCACCACCTCCACCACCAGAGTTTGCGCCACCATCACCTCCGGGTCTATTTGTTTGACTGTTTGGAGAACCGTTTTGTCCTGAATTACCCCACGTTAATGCCTGTCCTCCTCCCGTGGTTATACCTAAGGCTCCACCACCTCCACCACCAAGTCCACCATCACCACCGGTGGATAACGAATAACTAGCACCACCACCTCCACCACCCCAATAGAATGGTTTACCTAAAATATTTACTAATTTACCTGCACCTCCATTTGGTCTTGCAGTTCCCGATACACCTACTGCGCCAGCACCACCGCCTCCACCTGAATAATATTGACCCCCCGAACCGCCTCCATTATATCCTTGGTTACCTGTTCCACCTCTTCCCGTGTTACCATCACTATAACCACTTGCACCACCCCCATTACCACCATTACCTCCATAACCGTAGTTTGGAGTATATCCAAAATATGAACTACCCCCAAATCCTCCGCCATTGGCAGTAAATCCAAATGCTGATGAATTACCACCCGCAGTTGCACTAATAGTATATTGGTGACCTCCGGGTTGTCCATTTGTACCTGCAGCGGGGGCACCTGTGCCACCGCCACCTACGGTTATTGTATATGCACCCGTTCCTAATACCATACTTCCATTGAGAACGGCACCACCGCCTCCTCCTCCACCCATATCCATTCCAGCACCTCCACCACCACCTACAATTAGATATTCAATAGGAAGTGAATCTCCTTTATAGCCCGTAACGGTAAATGTACCTGAACTTGTAAATCTATGTATTCTCCATTCCCCAACTTCAGTAATTACATTACCACCAGTTGCAATGACTCTTTGATGTTTAAATGAATTACCTTCAAGTGTAACGGTTCTACTTTCTAATTTATTTGTTTGATTTAATAAAAGTGCTTGTATAGTTGGTTGTGTACCATCACATATTTCAAGTCTTGGGTTGAAAAATTGTAATCTTGTTGTATTATCACCACAATAGTAATGATATGTTCTATGATATGTACTATCAGAACTTGCACCCCATTTAAGGTCACCTCCACTAATATTACATTGATTTATATTTTGTGCCTTTGTTAATGAATATATTGAATTGTTTGAAACGGTCCAAAGCCCCGTATCGGGATGTGGTATTGTACTTGTATATGTACTTGGAAACACGTGCCCAACTGTTAAGTACCATTGGTTTTGTGTTAATGTTCCTGTATTTGCACAATGCCAATATGGATTACACATTTGTGTACTTGTTCCTAAAGCATTTGGACATTCAGAACCACCTGCAGTACCGAAATAAAAAGTTCCACTACCTGTTGATGAAGTTCTTTTAACCCAAACTGAAAAACGATATAATTTCGACCTATCAATAGATATAGTGTCTGCATTCCATCCGCCATCCGCACCTCCGTCACCGGACGCTCTAGTTTCCCAAACAACAGCACTATTACCCCATGGGTCTGTACCAATTACTCTTTCATTTTCACCTGTGTTACCGTTTTGTCCGTAACCAGATGAACCACCCGAACCAGTTGTCCATGTTTTGGGGTCAGTTAATAAACTTTTCTTTATAAAATATGTTGCCATTATACTCCGAATCTTTGTCTTTGGTTATTGAAGTTTTGTAACATTTCATCTGTTGATAAAACTCTATTGTATATTTGAACAATTGCAATTTCACCCATAGTCCATGGATAAGAAGATAAATTCGGTTCGTTACCAATTGTTAATGTTGATGCTGGATTTGTTAATGTTCCTGCGTTTGAATTTGTTGCACCGTATTGATGCCACCCAGCGTTGGGCATATAATATGACGCATTACTATAATTTACACCGTCAACATATAATGTTGCACCACATTCTTGTGCCCAATATCCACTTGGGTTTTGATATAAATCTATGTAGTTATCACCATCTCCGTGTCCAATAAGTTTTCTCCACGCACCAGTTCCTCCAGTACTTTTAGCCCAAACTAAAACTGTTAATCCAGTTCCTCCTTGTGATGTTTTAAGATTTGTTAATGACGAACTATTTGTGACTTGTATACCTTGATTACTTGCATTCATTACAATTGATCCTCCGTTTGAATTTGAAGTGATTGGTGTACTATTTTGTATAGTACCGTCATTACCATAACCACTTAAATCAACAATCTTATTATTACAACTTGTACATCCAGGATTTGATGAATAATATTGACATCCATAACCACAATCGTAATAATAACCCGTACCTGCATATGATTGTATGTTACCTACATCTAACCACAAAACCAATCCATTAGTAACGATGTTAGGTGCGTTCTGAGTATCCCCAGAAGAACTAAAATTACCCGACATCGTGTTACCACCAACAATAATTCCCATAAACTATATTTTATATACTAAATCTACCTCTAGTTGCTTGAAAATTCTCAGCAATTTCAAATGAATTTAATACTCTATTATACATTCTTACAATATAAATTTCACCATAAAATGGTTCGCTCGTACCGTTAACGTCTAATCCAATTCTCCAGTTAATGTTTGCGGGAACTGAACCTGTTAATACAGTACTTTTCGTTAATACGGCATTTCTGTAAACTCTAACAACCCCACTTTTATCTCTACTACAAGTTAATTGATATACGGTATTATTATAAGATGCACCGTAATCCGCCTCATATGCGTTTCCTTGTATGTAAACACCACCACTAAACATCCAAATACCATTACCATAACCAGGTCCGTAATTACTAATTAAAACACCCGTGTTGGTTGACATTCTTTTATACCAAACTTCAATTGTCCACGGATTTAAACCAGACAATTCACTAAAATATGTATTAAAATCCAACGCACTATTTGAACCGTTAAACATAAATGCGCCACCATAATTTGAGTTCCATGTTGTGTTACTATTTTTAATAACACTATTACCGCTTTGACTCATATCAATTACCGCATCTCCGTTTGTTCCGTTTATCCAATCTCCGACCATTGAACCTCCTGATTGAATCATTGGCATTGTAACTTCCCATGTTGAGTTACTTCCACCATTTGTTCCTCCATATGAAATTATATAAAATGTTCCTGATGTTGATGAAGCACTTATTGTGTGCGAAACTCTTTGCCAAACTCCGACTTTATTCGCCGCTTGACTAATTCCCGTTGCAGTATCTCCTTGACCAAATCCACTTACATAAACAGTTGCACCGTTATTACCTGAACCACTTACATACCATCTATACCAAGCTGAAAATGTATATGTTCCTGTTGATGGTAAACTTATACTTTTGTATATACCATTCCAAGAACCTCTATTTATCATTTTGTAACCAATTGTGTTAAACTCTGTCACAAATTGTCCGTCGTTACCGTTACTATATGACCCCCAACCATTCATGTGAATTGCATCACTAATGATATTTGTATATGCGTTTGTTGTTGGGAACGAATCTTTATCGGCAGCATCTAAATGACATATCATTCCATCGATGTTTACTTTACTTTTGAAAACACCTGTACTGTTTACATCACTTGAAGCAATTGAATTACCATTTAGTATGTATGCCATATTATTCTAATTCGTCTAATCTGAATTTAAATTTCTTTCCGTTTCTATTATTGATAATATACAAATTTTCTTCACCTTCTTGTATAGTCCAGTTGCCGGATGTTCCGTCAATATCATTACCCTCCGGTTTACCCATATTACTTAAATGTAAGTCGTTCGTATAAACGTTTCTCCACCCAAGTGATGACGTACCTAAATCATATGTGTTATTTGCCGATGGTTGAACTGTTCCAACAAATTCAAATAACGATTGAGTATCTTTAAATACCGTTCTCGTTGTTGTTTTAATCACATTCGCATAATATGAACTATTCGATAAACCTTTACCCGCATACGTTGAACCTGTACTTTTTACTCCGTCCGCTCTTACTAATGTAATCATTGAGTCTCCGTCGGTATAACCGGCATAACCTGCATTATTATAACCACCTATATGGAAAATAGGTCTAGCCGTTGTTGCACCATCTCTCGCTAATACTAAGAATCCATCATTATTATTATAATTATATAATGCAGTACACCAACCCTCACCACTTAAAATTTCATTAGTACTTCTAAATGATAAACCAGACGCATCGGTAGTACTAGTTGCGGTTAAATTTGTTGCATTAACCGTAACAAATGTTGGGCTATTAGTTGTACCTAAATTTTGATTTATGTTAAATGTATTTGCAAAAGATGTACCTGAACTACCTGATGTTCCGCTAGACCCCGATGTACCGTTAGAACCTGGTGAACCCGCAGCACCTGAAGTACCCGACGAACCACTACTACCCGATGTTCCACTAGAACCTGAAGTACCGTTTGAACCCGGTGAACCATTTATTCCAGACGTTCCTGAACTACCCGAACTTCCACTTGTTCCTGAAGAACCTGAACTACCTGAAGAACCAGATGTTCCTGATGAACCTGAAGAACCGCTAGTACCTGAACTTCCCGATGAACCAGAAGAACCTGAAGTTCCACTACTACCATTAGAACCACTTGACCCACTCGTACCCGATGTTCCACTAGTACCTGAAGTACCTCTTGTTCCTGATGAACCAGATGAACCACTAGTTCCCGAAGAACCATTACTTCCACTCGTACCTGAACTACCACTTGACCCTGATGTACCCGATGTACCACTAGTTCCACTAGAACCTGAACTTCCACTAGTTCCTGATGAACCAGATGAACCTGATGTTCCTGATGTACCACTAGTTCCTGATGAGCCAGAAGAACCTGAAGTTCCACTACTACCATTAGAACCACTCGACCCACTTGTACCAGCAGTTCCAGACGTACCTGAGGTACCTCTTGTTCCTGATGAACCAGAAGAACCGCTTGACCCACTTGTGCCTGAGGTTCCCGATGAACCATTTGACCCAGATGTACCTGAAGAACCTGAACTACCTGATGAACCTGATGTTCCGCTAGTTCCACTTGTGCCAGAACTACCCGAACTTCCACTTGTTCCTGAAGAACCTGAGCTTCCCGATGAACCGCTCGTACCACTTGTACCAGAAGAACCATTTGAACCGGATGTTCCTGATGTTCCAGAACTACCTGAAGTACCACTTGTACCTGAAGTTGCCGCAGTATATGATGTTCCGTTAATAACAACATTACCTGTAACACTTAAAGAACCGGTAACATCTGTATTTGTTAACATTGTGATGGTTGTACCATCATCTTTAATATTTGAATCATTCAAATGGTCTCCACCATTTGATTTTGTTAATCTTCCACTTGTTAAACCTAACTCACTACCCAATGAACCTGAACTACGAGGGCCCGATAATAACATACCACCTGTGTAGCCAGAGTCAGAAGATTGTTGATAGACCCAACGATTGTTTACCGAGTCCCATAAAATTGAACCAGTTGCTTGGTTGAGTGACCCTGAGTCGTAAACAGATATACCTCCAAATCTTTCACCAGGACTTGATGTGTTTACTGTTATAATATTATCGTTAATTCTTAATTGGGATGATGTAATATATAATATTGATGAAGAACCCAACACAGTAAAATCTTGAGTAACTATTAAAGAACCTGAAATTGTTTCATTACCAACAACAGTTAATAATGAACCATCGAATCTTAAATTTGATTCAACGGTAACGTTAGGTGAACTTCCGTTTAACGTCAATAATCCATTATCTTGTGTTCCCGTCATCGTTACAGTACCACTACTTCCTGATGAACCTGATGTACCACTAGTCCCTGAAGTACCGCTAGTCCCTGATGTACCTGAAGTACCTCTTGTTCCTGATGAACCAGAAGAACCACTCGTACCACTACTTCCTGAAGAACCGGAAGAACCACTAGTCCCTGATGTGCCACCACTTCCCGAAGTTCCCGATGTTCCACTACTTCCAGATGAACCTGACGTTCCTGCGGTTCCTGAAGAACCTGAACTTCCACTTGTTCCGCTGGTTCCTGAAGAACCCGAACTACCAGATGTACCAGCAGTTCCTGATGTACCCGCAGAACCACTAGAACCACTTGTTCCCGAAGAACCTGAACTACCACTTGTACCGGCAGTTCCTGAACTACCAGATGTACCACTAGTTCCACTAGTTCCTGAAGAACCTGAACTACCACTTGTACCTGACGTTCCCGAGGTTCCTGATGACCCTGAACTACCACTAGTCCCTGATGAACCAGATGAACCTGAACTACCACTTGTACCGGCAGTTCCACTTGAACCGTTAGAACCCGATGTTCCTGATGTTCCACTTGTACCGGATGTGCCACTTGTTCCCGATGAACCTGAAGAGCCACTACTTCCTGAAGTTCCTGACGAACCTGAAGAGCCAGATGTTCCTGATGTACCGGATGTACCACTAGAACCTGAGGTTCCGGATGAGCCTGAAGAACCACTAGAACCTGATGTTCCACTAGTTCCCGATGAACCTGAACTACCACTAGTTCCCGATGTACCGCTTGAACCACTACTTCCAGAACTTCCACTTGTACCTGAAGTACCACTAGTTCCTGAACTTCCCGATGAGCCGCTGCTTCCAGATGAACCAGATGTTCCACTAGTACCTGATGAACCTGAACTACCACTTGTACCGGCAGTTCCTGAACTACCAGATGTGCCGCTTGTTCCTGAACTACCAGATGTACCGCTTGTTCCTGAACTTGCAGCATTGTAAGATGTTCCGTTGATAACAACGTCACCTTGTACTAAAATAGAACCTGTAACAGTTTGATCCGCAGTAAATGTATTCGATTGAGCCTTTTGAGCGTATAATGTTTGGTTTGTTTGTAGTGTAAAAATGTCGTTCGTTTGTTGCACTTGTGATGCTGTAATTGAACTATTGAATGAGTTTTGAGATGATGTAAATGCGTAAAATTCTGTATCATTTAATTTACCAGTACCAACAAGTTCATTGTTTAAATAAATTGAACCTGATATTTTTACTGAACCTGTAAATTGATGTACGTCCGCTAAAGTATCACCAAATGCACTTGAACCACTAGCATAACTTGTGGTCATAAAAGTTACCGATGAACTAACTATATAATTTTCAGCAATTATTGAACCAGTAACAGTTAAATTACCCTTGATTGTGGTATTTGTATTAACTTCAAAACCGTTACCTTGTGATATTGAGGCAGTAACACTACCATCTGCTATTTGTGAAAGATTTAATCCCGTTACACCTGATGCTGATATGTTTGTCAAACCACTAGCATCTCCAATAAATGAACCCGAAATTAACTCTAACGAACCGTATATCTCCATTAAATTATAGTTTAACTATAAATACTTGTTTAATGGGTTATGGATTAAATATTAACAGGCCGTACAACTTGGGTCGTAATTATAAAGTGAACATCCATATCCACAATCATAATATTTTTCAAATCTTAGTCTAAAATATTGGTAGTTTTGTAATATTTCGGCATTTGTTAATGCCCTATCATATAATGTAACCGCAGCAACTCTAACATACGCATTTTCTAAAGTTAACGCTGAATTCATTGCAACTGTCATTCTACCAACATTAGTATAAGAAAATGCACTTCCAATTGATGCACTAGCTTCTTGTACCCCATTAACGAAAACATATGCGGTACCATTTGCAGTCCATTTATATGTTACTATTCTATATGGGTCATTTGCTGCCTTCAATGCAGTTGTTGGATATAAACCTCCAACACCACCATAAGATGAATTCCACCACAAACCATATTTCGTTTCATCACAAGATGCCAATGTGAAATATGTGCTATGGTCGTTATTTACCGCGGAACCATCATTAACACTAAAAAGTCTAGAACAACTACCAAAATTTGTATTTGATATACTTGACATCATTATTGTTATGGTACCTGCTGCGCCAATATTTTGTGAAATACTACCTGCCCTTGTTGCATAATCATTTGACCCACTAAATTGAAAGGCATTGGCTCTATTGTACATACCCCATGTTGGGCTGTTAACCAATGTAAAGTTGTACCCATTACCGCTTAAATCATACCACGTTGAACCTGTTCCCGGATATGAGTCATATTCTTGAGCATCCAAATATAACATTAGATTATTTCTAACTAAAGATGTTGTGTTATAATTCTTTAATTGTATATTTGTTAATATTTGTCCTCCTACGTCGAATGGCATAATTTATATTTTTTAATACGCAAATTTACTTCTTGTCGCATGGTAATTTTGTAATAATTCACTATCTGTTAATACTCTATTATAACACATAAAAATTGAAATGTCTCCCCATGGTTGGGATACATTACTCGGGGTAGTACTTCCATTATGATAAGCACCAATACTACCAAACCCTCTTGTATGATATGCATTAGAATTTGTCAAAGAACCACGTATTGTTCCTGGTGTATCATTAAATGACATTTGATAATAAGGACTACTTGTTTGCCACCTCCAATACATACATATCCAATTTGATGTATTGTAGTTTGGTAAACTCTGTTGTGAATATCCTGTACCCATAAATCCAACACTATCATTATCATACATTCCTATTTCCCAACCTCCTGATTGAATAATAACATTATGGTCTCCATTATAACCTCTGGTTAAAGTTCTCCACTCAGCCGTACTATTTTTAATTCTTGTCCAAACCACATAAGTTATATTACCTGATATTGATAAATCTGAACCATTTTTTGCACATCCATATGAACCATTAAAATCCATATAACCTTGATTAGTTTTATTAAAAGCAGCCTCAACTATATTAAAGTTATTACCATTACCCGATAAATCATACCAAACAGTTCCAGAACCTGGATAGGAATCTTTTAAAGTTGCATCTAAATAAAGTACTAAACCCGATTTTACAATATTATCGTAATTATAAAGTTTAGCACCTAACGCGTTTAATTGTTGATTTGTTAAATCTATTGGCATAATTTAATTATAATAATTTTTTATCATTTTATACACCCAATCTCCTTCTAAAATTTTGGTATGTTTGAAATATTTCAGCAGCTGTTAATTCTCTATTATAAACTAATAAAAATGCAACATTTCCGTTGGAGTATTCGCTACCTCCTGGTCCATATGAACCTATTGAAAAATTATTCGGTCCTGCCGTACCTCCTGTTCCGCTAGCATTTAAAACACCGTTTATGTAAAATTTATATGTTCCACCAATAACACCACTTCCCGCATATACTCTCCAATTAGTATCACTACCACCGGCACCTGAAGATGTTATCCAACCCGCAGAATAATAATTTGCAACACTATTATTCCAATGACCCAATAACCAATTATTACTTAATCCTGAAACTATTCTTTCTTTCGTTGCACCATTATATCTTGAACCAGCAATTACAGTAAAATTTGATGATGATAAATTTAATGTCGATGTTGTGAATCTACCATCAGTTGAAGTTGTAACCATTGTTCCTCCATTACTATTATTCCAAGAAGCTCCTCCAACAAATGTTGCATTATTACCATTACCTGTTAAATCATACCAAGTACTTCCAGTTCCATCATATGATGTACCATTACCCGCATCTAAAAAACATAACAATCCATTTGTTATTAAACCTTTATAATTTAATAACCTCACACCAAACGAATCAATGTTATTTGTATTTATGTTTACACCCATATTAGCTCATTTCTTGTGGAATAAACCATTCATCAGATGATAATATTTCTAACATTTCTTGTTGGTTATATTCTCTACTTTTTGTTAATAAATTTATTATAGAATTTGGCATATCTCCATCATATTTTATGAATGTTTTTGTTTCGTCAATTGATTTTCTTAAAGTATCAATTGAGGTTTCTTTAACATCATTAAAATTTATTTTATTTATTTCGTCGTAATTAAAAATTATATATTTCAATTCATTCATATTATATTTTTTTAGGTGTTGCAGTTGCGGGGTCTTCTTCTTGTAAAACAAACGAATAAACCTTACTATTTTTATTGTTATATAAATATAATTTTTCCTCACCCTCAACTATAGTATAATCACCAATACCATTTGATAGTGATAAGTCGGATGTGTAAATTGTGGACCATCTATATGATGCAGTTCCTAAATCCTGAGTACCGTTTGCCCCTGGTCTAACGGTCCCTCTTGCAAAAATATTTTCACTAGCATCTCTAGTCATATAGAACATTCTAAACCAATCAGAACCATTATTTACATAAAATTCAAAACCGTGGTCTGTACCATTTGTTTGAATAGCACCATAGTCTGTTCCTCCCTTTGCAAATCTTAAATCATTTTCAACACTAGAACTTGAACTATCTAATTTTAAAGCATATTGATTTGTACTATTAAAATACATTATTGTTGAACTATTAACTGTTAAACTAGTGTCAAATGTTGCATTAGTTTGAGTTAATCTTAATGTTGGTGTGTCGGAAACCGCATTGTCTCCATGAACTGTAAAATGTAATTCACCTTTATTCCAGTTTGTATCTAATGTAGATGCCGTACCTGTTTTTCTACCATATATAGATGCATATTGTGAGTTATAACTTGTACTATTACTTTTCGCACTAAAAGATATGGTTGGTGAAAACGCGTTATCAGTATTACTATCATTATGAAATGTAACACCAATCATTCTACCTCTAGTTGTGTCGGTTGTACTACCAACAACCGCCATAATGGGGTCTCTACCATCGGTGGCCCAGTTTGTTCCATTAGATGTTAACATTCGACCATTTCTATTTGTCCAATGTGTTGCACCCGCATCTGTATTTGTAAATGAGTGCGGATAATCTGCACCTGAATTACCTTTTATTTGTCCCGATAATGTTAATATTGTTCCGTCAAATGTTAAATTTGATTCTCCTTGTATTAAACCTGCGGTTCCTGTTGCAGTTAAAACATAATTGTCGGTATTACTGTTAATTGTTGCAGCACCGCTACTACCCGAAGAACCACTAGAACCCGACGTTCCTGAAGAACCGGACGTTCCTGAAGAACCCGAACTACCTGATGTACCGGAAACCCCTGATGTACCACTTGTACCAGAACTACCATTTGAACCAGAAGTTCCGCTTGTTCCTGAAGAGCCACTACTTCCTGATGTACCTGAACTTCCCGAAGAACCTGATGCGCCAGATGTACCCGAACTTCCGCTCGAACCAGAAGAACCACTAGTCCCTGAAGAACCGTTTGAACCTGACGTTCCACTAGTTCCAGATGAACCTGAAGACCCCGTTGTACCACTTGTTCCAGACGAACCACTGGTTCCTGAACTACCTGAAGAACCACTAGTTCCTGAACTACCTGAAGAACCTGATGTTCCACTTGTTCCAGACGAACCAGATGAACCTGATGTTCCACTAGTACCAGATGTTTGTGAAATATATGATGTACCATTTATAATTAAGTCACTTGTAATTTTTAATGTACCCGTAACTTCAGTATTTGAATTGATTGATACTAATGTACCTGTATCGGTAATATTGGAATCGTTTAAGTGGTCACCTCCATTCGATTTTGTTAATTTACCCGATGTTAGTGTTAATTCACTACCCAACGAACCGGAACTACGTGGTCCAGATAATAACATACCACCTGTGTAACCAGAATCGGATGATTGTTGATACACCCAACGATTATTCACAGAATCCCATAAAATTGAACCAGTTGCTTCATTTATTGAACCTGAATCATAAACAGATAATCCACCAAATCTTTCTCCCGGTGAAGATGTATTAACTGTTATAATATTATCGTTAATTCTTAATTGAGACGATGTGATATAAACTATTGATGATGAACCTAAAACCGTAAAATCTTGAGTCACAATTAGGGAGCCGGAAATTGTTTCATTACCCACTACCGTTAATAATGAACCATCAAATGTTAAGTTGCTTTCAGCCGTAACATTCGGTGACGACCCATTAAGTGTTAATATACCATTATCTTGAGTCCCTGTCATTGTTACTGTTCCAGAAGAACCTGAACTACCGGAAGTACCACTAGAACCAGAAGTACCACTAGTTCCAGAACTACCAGAACTACCTGATGTTCCACTTGAACCTGATGAACCCGATGTTCCACTAGATCCTGAACTACCGGAAGTACCACTAGTACCGGAAGTTCCAGAACTACCATTTGAACCAGATGTACCGGATGTTCCTGAACTTCCACTAGAACCGGAAGTACCTGATGTTCCGCTTGTACCACTACTACCAGAACTACCTGATGTTCCACTTGAACCTGATGAACCCGAACTTCCAGACGTTCCACTACTTCCTGAAGAACCAGACGTTCCAGAACTACCAGATGAACCACTAGTACCTGATGAACCTGATGTGCCACTAGACCCTGAACTTCCAGATGTTCCACTTGTACCTGATGTACCTGAACTTCCAGATGTTCCACTTGTACCTGATGTACCTGAACTACCTGAAGAGCCACTAGTTCCACTTGAACCCGAGGAACCGGAAGTACCTGATGTTCCTGCTGTACCTGAAGTTGCCGCACTATATGATGTACCGTTTATTACTAAATCACCAGTTAATCTAACGGAACCTGTTACGTCTAAATCATCACCAATTACAACTTTTGTTCCTCCTGAACTTCTTATTTTATTACCATCTTGTAATTGTAATGTTCCTCTAACATCAATTAAACCTGTTGTTGGGTCTAATAGTATGTCTCCTCCTCCTGATGATTTTAATTCAATATCTCCATCTGCAGATTGTAAAATAATACTGTCTGTACCTGCCTCCAAAATCTTTATTGATTGCCCGGTATCTGTTGTAATTGTAAGTTCTTGAGCTGTAGACCCTAAAACTTTTGTACCATCTATGTAAAGTGATGCAGACGAAAGATATAAATGTCTAAATTGATTTGATGGGCTACCAATATCATAAATGCTATTTATTGCGGGAATTATAGAACCGCTAATATATTGGTCTCCATCAAACACATTGGACCCCGTTGTTGCAAATGTTCCTGTAACTGAATTAAATGATGACGTAAATGAATTAAAATCGGATCTAATACTTCCACTTTCCGTTCTTAGGTACCCCAATTGTAAATCTTGTGAATTGTCAAGAATTGCTTGTGATTGTGTATATGAATTAAATGTTGTCTCATCTAATTTTCCTGTACCGATTGGATTACCGTTCAATGTCATTGAACCTGTAATATTGATACTACCGGTAAACTCATGAATATCATCTATCGAATTACCAAAAGACGACGAACCTGATTCATATAAAATTGAAGCGGTTGTAATTGACGCATGAAATTCGTCAACTGTTAGGGTTCCTCTTACACGTAAATCTTGTTCGATTTCCGCAGAGCCGGACACTTTAAGTCCGTTCTTAATTATAAACTCATTTGCCATATTTAATTAGTTTCACTTTCCACTAATGTGATACTAATAAATACCGAACCAATGATTTAAATTGAATTTAATTTAAGAACAATTTAATGCTCGATACATTGCTTCAACTGTCCAAGTTCCTGACGATACAATCGCATTTAATGCACCTGCAGAAGAAACTGTAAATGTTACATTTGATGTATCACCTAAATCAGGAGTTGTGGTTTCTGTAAATCTCGAATTTGAACCGTCCCATATTGCAACAATTGTTCCGGCCCTTCTATTAACACCACTTTTAACCACATAATCAAAAGTTGCACCATCATATCCACTTACCGTAAAAATTGTTGATGTTCCCGATGATACTGTTAAACATGTAGCATCAATCTTTGCATTTTTAATAAGTTGTGAACCATCAAATGCGTTTGAACCTGTGGTTGCATATCCGTAATTATATACCTGAATACTACTACTAACAATACCACTTCCCGCAGTACTGATGTTTGAGAAGTTAATCGAACCGCTAATGATATGTCCACCCTTCGCAACATTCAAATGACCTGCAACAGGTGTTGTAAATCCAACTTCAATATTGTTTGAATCTATCGATGTCACTCTATCAGGCATTATAATGTTTTTATTAACATCATAAATCGTAACAATTGGATAGTCCGCACCTAAATCGTGTTGTAATGACCAAGTTGCCGCAGATGTAAAGAATTGTGTCATTCCACCAGGACCTGTTCCTAATGATGCAACCGCTTTACCTGACTGTGCAGATGGGAATGTTATTGTTGTGGTCGAACTATCAACCATTATTATTTCAGATGGTATGATAACTTTACCAAATGAATCAAACACTTGAACAATTGGATATTTTTGACCTAAATTGTGGTTGAAACTCCAAGTGGCTGCTAATGTTGTTTGATTTAATGTTGCATATCCACCATCACTAATACCGCCACCAGTTGAACCTGTTAATGCGGTAATTCTTGAATCTAAAGATGATGATATTTCTGTTAAATCAAATGTTAATTCTTTAACATAACCATTACCATTTGTATCTACTGTAGAAGATGAGATGTGAATACCACCTAAACCTATAATTTCAAATGCATCTGAACCAGTTGCACTTAATACAGGTGAACCTGAAACAAATATATCCTTAAAGTGTGAACCAATTGAAATAAACGCAGTACCTGGGTCGTTTTCATTTACATTTAAACCTGTACTGTCATCAAATTGTAACTTTGTAAATGTTTTGTTGTACGTGTTTCCACTAATATCTGAACCACTAATGTAGAATGGAACACCCGTTAAACCTGTTGCATCTCCAATAAATGAACCCGTAAATGAACCTGTTGTGTATGATGATGTGAAACTATTAAAATCACTTCTCACACTTCCACTTTCTGTTTCTAATGCAGATATTCTTGGGTTAATACTTGAAGTATATGATTCGAATGTTGTCTCATTCAATTTTCCTGTACCAACAACAACACCATTTAAATAAAGAGAACCTGTTATATTAACACTACCTGTAAATTCGTGATTATCATCTAATGTATCACCAAATTTTGTAGAACCTGATGTGTACATCACAGATGACGTTACAAATGTTGTGTGAAATTCTTGTGCAGTTATTGTACCCGCAACATTTAATGAACCTGTTACATTTACATTATTACCATTCGTATCGATTATGATATTTCCGTTGTGATAAATTTTAGGAGTATCAACATAGTTACCCGCGGTTACATCATATTGTACATCAATTGATTCTTCAAATCTTGCACCATTGTTAAATTTTGCACTTCCACTAAATTGATACACTCTTCCTGGGTCAATTGTTTGTGTATTAAAACCAATTTGTTTTGAACCACTAATAGTAATTTGTGGATTTTGCCAAGAGTTACTTGTGAAAATGTGTACATCAGATGAACCATTACTTAATCCAATTGTACCGATATATAAATCATCGGATGCCGCATATAGATATGAGTCATTTTCAAACCCAACATATCCAGCATTATAGGTACTTGAGTTAATACCTAAGTCAACATAATGTGTGTTATCCGTTACATTATCCGCACCAATAATTAAATCGGTACTAGCAGTGTTACCTGAATTTATATTTGCGATATATGTTTGATAGAAGTTGTCAATATTACCTAACGCAACAATACCATTGTAACTTCCTGAGTTATAAACGTGAACAACTTCAGGATTATTGATGTCACCGTATACTGGAATTTCTCCAATGTTTAATGGACCTGATACATATAATGAACCTGTAATTTCAGAATCGGTATTAACTTTAAATCCGTCTGTATTTGAAATTGATGCGGTTGCACTTCCGTCAGCAATTTGTGATAAATTTAATCCTGTAACACCACTTGCCGGAACATTATATAAACCTGAACCATCCCCAATAAAACTACCTGTGAATGAACTAGTATTATAAGATGATGTGAAAGAATTAAAATCACTTCTAATACTTCCACTTTCAATTTCTAAATTATCTAATCTTAAATCATCTGAATTATCAGTTGATGCTATTGATGCTGATAGTGCGTTAATAGAACTTGAAACCAATGTATCAATTGATGAACTGAATGTTAAAAAACCAGTTGTTCCTGTAATATCAATCTGTGAAGAACCTGAAACTAATGTCGGTACGTTAGTTAAATTAGAATAATCAATTGAACCTGTTAATCCACCAATAACATTTAATGAACCTGTTATTTCGTAGCTACCATTTAAAGATTTACCCGATTCCCATTTTAATGTGTTACTATTGTAAACTAATAAGTCATTATCTTCTTGATTTATTACATCAACATCTGATAAGTCAAATAATCTTTGTGTTGGTACAGTACCTCCACCACCAGAGCCTCCAATACTTCTGAATAATCCACCAGGAATTATTGTGTATTTATTTGGTTGTGTAAAATCACCGTTACCTGCAATAATAATACTACCTAAATAAACTGCATTTTGTTTTGTGTTTTCAGTTTCAATAAATGGTTCAATTGATAAATTATCAATTGCTTCACGTATTGTACTATAGATTGCGTTACCATAATAAACCACAACACCTTTTGTTGCACTATTTGGATACCAAAATATTCTTTGAATGGTATAATCGCCGGCAACAGATGTTAAAACACCATTATTAACATATTTTGTTGGGTCGATTTCCGTGTAACCCGCACCACCATTTGTATCTTGAACAAATGTGTTACCCGATACTTGATAGTATCTAAATATTTTTGAAACCGCGGTTCCTGAATCGGTAATATATGATGGATTATTTGGGTCATTTTGGTAATTTCTACCATCAGCAAATGCTGTACCTGAACCAACATTCAAACCTAATGAACCTGTTGTTACTATATTTAAACCAGATAATTTTAATGGACCAAATGCCTTAACAAAATCATATGTTCTTTGTTTGTAACCATATGCAACATTTGGATATGTTATAGACGCATTTACCGTTGATTGGTTTTGATGTATAACAGTACCTAATGTAATTAAAGTATTATACTGTGTTGCAATAAATGGTGAATTTGATTGAACTATTTGACCGTTTTCATCAATTGCCAAATATGTTTGTACATGTGATGTTCTATATGTTAAAGTTTGACCAGTAAATGCGTTCCAATTCACGTATTTAACGGTTGGGTATGGATTGTCAGTTAAACTCGCATTTAAATTAACAATAATACCACTACCAGCATCAATATTAAATGTGGTGCTTCCTGTTGTTGCAGTAATTTTACCACCATTTAAAAGACCACTATATAAATTACCTTCTATCCAACGTAAACGAGTTGTATTT